CGCCGAAGTAACAGCTTTTATTCCTTTGTGCTTGTCATAGTTGCAATACGTCATGAAGGCGTTATAAATCGTGTATTCGTCAAAATTAGAATGTGTTTCATGGGACATGGTTTCATAATGGATGACGCCTTGACCTGCTTGTAACATTTGCATACTGCGCGTGTCTTTTGGATCCAACATAGTGGCAGCTTCGCTCAAACCGTAAACGTCATATAAAATATCGGCATTGCAATCCACCATGTCGCAATAATTACGAATATTAGGTTCTCTCTGTATCATGTATTGCAAAACCGTTTCATTATCGTCGCCCTTTTCATTGCAGCAAGCGTTCTGAATATAATTTCTCGACAGAAGCTTTGTCTTGTCCCCCGTTTGTGCCGTGATTGCATCTTGAATGAGTTTCTGAACAAGGAGAGAAAAATGAATGACTTTTGATTGAATGACGAGTATATTTTCTGTTTGTAAACTATTTCCATTTTTAAGGTTTCGTTTCAAGTCATCACAGTACGTTTTTGTAACTGGAAGTGGTGTTGAAGTGAGAACAATGGACGGATTTACAAGAAGTGGGCGAAATAGAAACAGTGCATCGTTAATTCTGTGTTTTGCATTCACTTTCATAATTTCGCGTTGCTTTTTTAGCGCATCATTGTCGCGCTTGGCTTCAAAACGCGCCTGAACATTTGGTAAATTTATTATTTTTGTCTTGATTAAATTAAACAGTGTGTCTCTCATTTTATCTTGATTTATTTTTTTCACCGAATTCCAAGGCGCATATTCACTCTTTACTTTTTGCGTAATGCATGCCATATAAATGAGAAATGGCATATTTGTCTCATCCGAAGAATATGGATATCCTTCAAAAGATTTTACACAATTAGGAAACGTGCTTTTAGTTTTTATTTGCGGTATGGATGTTTGCACGACAATGATGATGAGCGCCATGCAATAAAAAATGAGGTACTGGTTGTATGTTTTTTCGTATGTTTCATAATCCGCACTGGTTTTTTTATCGGCTTCATATTGTTCTTTTGTTTTTTTCGCTGGAACAAGAAATTGAATATTTTCAATGACAAATCGTCTTTCTTTCGGTGTAAGAATAATAGATAATGAATGTTCGTAGTGATTTATGATTCCAATCATGGTTTCATACTCTTCTCTCTCTGTTACAAATTCGTATTCTTTTTCTTCCTGTTCTTCTTCGATCCTTTCTTCCGCTGCCTCTGCTTCATCTTCTTTTGCGTCTTCTTGTAAAATGACGGCAGCTGTACCGGTTTGTTCAATGCCTTGATTCTGAATATTAACTTCGATAATTTCACCCGCATTTACTGACGCCATATCGGAAGCCATTTGCTGTTCATCGCGCATCAGATTTAAAACGGTTTCACCGCCGCCACCTTCCTCTTCGGCAGCAGCCATCCATTCTGATTCTGATACGAACGCAATTCTTGAGATGGTGTAGCCGCTGAATTTATCGACGATTTGGTCGCCTTCGCGTTTACCGTTTGATTTTTCAATGCGAGAGAGAGTGGACATGTATTTCAAAGACTTGGGATCGGCGGGATTATAATTTTGAGCAAGGTCATAAAAAAATGTTGGTAGCAAACGTATACCGGTTATTTTACAGTAGAACCAGTGTGCATCATCGCCCGCCGACGCACTTCTTAAGAACAGTTCGCTATTTACCATGTCTAGTATGCATTGATATTTTAATCCAACGTCTTCCAGACCGAGAATGCAGTTTACTGTATCTTGATACGGAGATGTTACGACGGTGTCGACCCTTTTTTTATTTTCTTGGCTAAGCTCATATTTTATTTTATTATATTTTAGAATGTCATACACTTTGAGTTTATCGAGTAACTTTATATTTTTCAAATCGAATAAAAATGTTTCATCGATATTTTTTCGTTTTGCTTCACTTTTTTGGTCAAACTCATTCACAATTCTTGAAGTTAAATTTTGCAGAATGGATGATTCTGCAACCGACTTATCAAGGCACTTTTGGTTGATAGAAAAACAGAGCGGACTGGGTTTCGTTTCAGAAGGAATATTGCAAAAATAAGATGGGTCATCGAGATTCACATTTTGAAGCTCCGGATCATCGTCTTTAACCCATTTGTTATCGCGTCTTATAAAGTATTGGTAATGGTTTTCGGTTATATCGCTTTCTAAAGCCGCATAGTCGCCATCTTTTATAATTCGTTTTCCGGATGGATCATAGCGTGCATCAAACAAAACATCTCCTTTATTATTATCTATCTCTAATTCGGCACTAGAAGAGTATACTTTACTTAATGTAATTTCGCGCTTTTTGCATGTTTTTGCGTCAGATGACGATGTATTTTTTGAAAGGTGTTCCGCAATATCTTGTTGTTCTCTCCTTATGATACTGTCAATTTCGGAAGATGTCAAATCCGAATTTTCTACCGCGAGCGCATCCATGAACAAGCGTGCGTAGTCAGTTTCAATAATTATTTTTAATATCTCGGATGCAGAGAGAAATATGTCATCTTGGCGTTTCAATTCGTTGAATTTATAAAGTTTGAAAATTTCATCAAATGTTACAGTGGTATCATCGGCGAGTACAATCTTAGTTTGAAGAGATTCTTTTGTTGCTTTTTTTGTAGAAGATGATGATGACTTTGCGTCGTGATCGCCAAATGAATTATAAAACATTTCCAATGATTCAAATGAACTAATATCATTTTTATTGACAAGTTTTTTGAATTTGGATTTGGAGATTTCGATTTTTTTAAAGTAGTTTTCAATATTTTTGTGAATAAATGCGCGCATCATTTCATACTGCTGCGCATTGACATTCTTTGAATAAATCAAAAATGGTTGAAGTGAATATATCACCTTGCATAAAGACAAGTAACTATAAAAATAATGTTTTGTTTTGGATTGTTTAGGATTTGATTCCGATCCATCTGTTTCTAAAATACGAAACGCATCTTCATTTGTCGGAACAAACGAAGTTATAAATTCTTTTACAAACGCATTTGCATTTGCGGAACCACTATTTGCATTTGCACTATCGAGTAAAAATAATGTTGCATCTTTAAACATTGATGAAGAATCCTTGTATTCACCTACGTATTGTTGTTGTTGTTCTCCAGCTCCACCACTGTCATTTTTTTTTTCAATTTTGATCATTTTTGATGGAATGTCATCTCTCATTTTAATATTTGAAATAACAGAGTGCCATGTTGCAAGAAATACAGAATTCAATGCTGCCTGATCAGCTAAAAACGTGTCCGGTAAAAGTAGTTGAGACAAACGAACAGCTGGTTTATCGAGCGTCATAAATGAAGTGACAAATGCCGAATCGTTGGGTGTTGAATCCACGCGTTTAACATTGTTTGACTTGACATCTTCAAATTCCAATTTCGTTAAACCAGTGTTATACATTCGATCGATATAGAAAGAAACCATTTTTTCATTATCTTTTAAACGGGATATAATGGTGTCATTGTTTGTGGATAAAGTCAAAATATTTGAATGAACTGGTTTTCCTTGCATGATATAACTTCGATCTGGATTTTTTTTAGGATTTTCAAATGGAGTCAAATAAGAGTTGAGATCGTTCATAATATTCGGATTATACGGTGAATTTCGATCTGGATAAATTCCATTCTCTTCTACAATTTGTTGTTTAAAATTGTAAATTCCATTTACGGTGTCTTCTTGTTGCGCGTCATCTTTTGTAACATATAATTTTTTAATGTTTTCAACAATCGGTAGAACCCAATAAAGCTGTGCGTCGAGATTTTGAATATGTGGAACGGCTGGCTTATCTGCATTACTCAAATGGTCGGGCATTTTTGGAACCCCATTTTTATCGAAGATGGAATACTCTTTTCGCAACTGAAAAAAACGTTCAATGTTTCGATGAATGCTGTTGAGTTCGGTTTCTGTTCGTTTATGTTTTGGAACAGATGCGATTATATTTTCCAATAAATCATTGTACTGTTTTATCTCAGAAACAATTTTTTGTGAAGACGGAACTTCATACATGATGTTTGCAAAAATGTGGTTGCCTTCATCCAGCGCTTCAGACAGGTCGAGGTCGATACCAACATCTCCTTCGTCACCTTCGCCTTCTATAGCAGCAGCTTGTTCTTCTACAACGTCTGACGGTTCAGATGGCGATGGTGTCGGTTTATATTCGACAACTTTTATTCGTTTTATCCAGAAGGGCAGTCCTCGACATCCAAAATTGATAAAGACACTGTCTTTCAACAGCTGTTCTTTGATTTCTGGAGATAAAGAAGACGAGGATGGCGTCGAGTCGAGAATAATTTTTACTTCAATCATGTCTTGGTTCACGTCTACATCAATAATTTTAAATGTGATGACGAGCGGAGCGTGTTCTTGTTCTTGTTCTTGTTCTTGTTCTTCTGCTTCAGATTCGGCTTGTGCTCCTTCTTCCAATGGTTTTTTGCCTTTACCTTCCGCTTGTTCAACTTGTTTTAATTGTTCACGAATTCGATGCTGAGTTAATGACAGTTCGACGGATATAACCATATTGAGCTTCAGGTCATGTTGTTCAACGAATTTATGGGTCGGCTTTCGTTCTAGGACTTGTATTTCTAAAATGTCTTCATTTTCGATTGTATCGGCGAATTCGCCGTCATGAATGCGGAGTTTTATGAGTTTCTGTGTTTTTTTATCATTAAGACGAATTGTGTTCAAGTCAATATATACAACTTCATACACATTATTTTGCAACTTTGAATCAGAGACGGTTGCATTTATTTTTATTTGGTCTCCCAAAAACAGTTTGTTATTCGTCTCAATGTCTTTCGTATCAGGATTAGGATCAGGACCAGACTGAATTCTTTCTTCTACTTCTACTTCCATATATTATACTGTCTGTCAATGTAAATGATGCTTATAATTATATATATTGAAATTAGTAACTAACTATAATAACTATAATATTATATTATAAATTATGAATAAATATTATATATAGTAATCATTAGAGAAAATTCTTTAAATTTTAGAATATAATTATTATTTATTGATTTCATTCTACTTCTTATTAAATATTTATGGAATACATTTAAAGAAAAAATGATATTTATTATTACATTATATACAAGGTATAGACAGTACAAGACATTACATTACAATACATACAATACAATACAGTACTAAAAATGTCAATCGTTAATGGTAAACCATATTATTATTCATTTGATTTGAGTTGTGTGCCATCATTGTATGATTTTATTCAAAATGATAATGGCGCCAAGGACGCCGGGTGTAAATGTTATGATGCGTGCGTAAAGTGTAAAGTTGTGGAGGTTGCAAATAACAAAGATGACTGGGTCAATTCCCCGAGTGCTTTTTGGTTGCGCAGTAACAACGAGAGAACGAAAAATTATAATCATTCCTATTTTTTGGTGAATTATGATAAGAAAATATTGCAAAAGCGTGTTGACGATGGAGTTGAATATGGGTATGAGCAGTATGTTCGTTCTGTAATTTTAAATTCGGATCGAAAAATCGTGTGTTTTTCCCCTCCAATGTGCGAACATATGCCTAGATCAAAAGATGATTCTGGTATTAAAAAGGAATTGGAATTTTCAAAGGTAAAATTTGCAGAGGAATTCGTGGAAGGAACCATGGTGAATTTGTTTTACAATCCGTCGAACGACGTTCAAGGGTGGGAGTTTTCAACGAGGAATGTGGTTTCTCCAGCAGAAAAGAAGGAAAATGGTTCAGGTGTAGTGGATAAAAAATGTTTTCGACGGATGTTTTTCGAAGCGTGTGCTGTCGTTGGGTTGAATTTTGATGATTTGCCGAAGGAGTATTCATATAGTTTCGTTCTACAGCATCCGGACAATATGATTGTTACGCCGGTAAAGAATATGGCCTTGTATATTGTTGCGATGTATCACATTGATGGGACTACCGTGTATGAGATGGATCGTTCTGTTGTGAAGTGGTCAGCATTCTCGAGTGTTCGTCATCCAGCCAGATTCGGTCTCAAAAACGAAGAAGATTTTCGGAAAATTCTCAATGTGTGGGCGTCAAGCAATTCATTGTATTATTATCCGGGAGTCATGTTTCGAACGCATGATGGTGCGCGTTATAAATTCCGCAATCCGAACTACGAGTTTGTGAAAAATGCGAGAGGTGTAGATGAAAAGAGTCGGTTTATTTATTTGCATCTGAAAAAAGTTGGAAAATTGCAGAGTCATTTTGAAAGATTTCCGGAAAACCATCTTGAGTTTATGCAACATCAGACGAATTTCTACAATTATACGCACAATTTGCACCAGAATTATTTGGAGTGTTATGTGCATAAGAAAAAGCCACTCAAAGAATATGCGGTGGAATATAAAAAAAATATGTTTTTGCTACATGAACATTACAAGACGGTATTAAAGATGGGTGGAAAGCGTGTAGATATGGCGGTAGTCATTGAGTTTATGAATGAACAAAGTTTGTCATCGCAACTCTTTGTTTTAAAAAAATTCGAGGACAGTGTTAAAATGGCGGTTAAGGTGAGCAGCAGTGATAATGGTGAGGTATATACGCCTCCTATACAAGAATCGGATGAAATTGACTGTCCTGGCGCACCATTGAAAAAAAGTAAATAGAAAATAAATAAAGAAGATAATAATAATGAATTATTAAAATATTCAAAAAAAAATTAAAATATTCATACAAGATAAAGAAAAATACACGTATGAATATTTTAAAGATAAATTGTAATTTAGTTGTTTTTGGATTTATTTTGTTTTTTATATACATGATTTGTTTTTCGATGTTTTTTTCGACTCAGGTTGAAACCATGTCATTAGCTGAAACTGCAAATGCGGATAGTATTAAAACGGATATGTTGGCAGCAAAAGTGGATGCTCTTCAACCGACAGTTGATAAAGTGTCGAAAGATGTTGATACAAATGCCACAAGTATTAAATCGAATATGGATGTGATAACAAGTATTTTGAAACAAAAGGTGAATGATGTAAATAAAAAAGTTGGAAAGGATATTACAGACAAGAGTAATGCACCTCCACCGGTTACCGGATTATCGTAACCAGAGAAGCAGGAGTAGTATGTGTTAAATCTATAACACAAGTTGTCGAACAAATATAGGAGAGTTGAATTCGCGTCGTTGCTTTCTCATTTTTTTTTCGTTGCAATATCGAATATAGTATGCCCTTTCTTCGTCATGTTCGGGATGAGGTGAAGGAGTCGTCATTGAACCACGGTTACAATTTATAGGACAAGGGTCCGATGAAATCTGAATGTTTTGAATTTGTTTTGTTTGACTGCGCGTTATCATGGTTGAATTATTATTTTTCATGGCAAAAAGGTTGAGTTCGCTTTTGATTTTCAAACGCAAACTTCTTCTAAGGGGTGGTGGTAGAGGAGTTTTCGGAGTAATGGCATAAATGGTTTGAACAGGTGTTTTAAGGTGAAGATACTTTCCTGACAAAGTAGATCGTAACAAAACCGGCGACGATGGTGATGATTCTGGATCATCATTCTCATCATGTTCACTGGTTGCGCTTGAATTAGAGTCGGAATAGGACGAGTCAGAGTCAGAGTCAGAATCAGAATCATAGTCAGATTCTTCATTCATCATAAATCCAAATCGGTTATAAGATGGTGACATGTAATAATATTCAAATTTTCGAATCGTTCTTAGTAGAATTTTTATAAGAAATGCAATGATCATGAAAATGTAACCAACACCTATAACGATTTCCACAATATTTGCGTTAATTTTTTCGATAGAGGGAGATGGGAGCAATCCAGAGTTAATTGTTGAATTTGTCGTATTTGTCACATTTGTGATTCTTGATATCATTCGCAATTTTGCTAATTCAAGTACATCTCTTAGAGTCTGGATTCTCGAAGAAGTATTTGTCATTGATTGCATTGTTGTGAATGTGTGAATGATTGATTTATGAGTTAGTATTAACATTCACATGTATCATTTAAAAATTCAATTTTAATAAAAAATATAAAAGTATAATAAAACTAATAAAGACAAGTGTGATAATAGAATAAATGAACAAACGAATAATGAATGATGATGATATAGAAAGGTGTTATATATGTTTAGAAAAATTAAATGATGATGAGTGTGATAAATTAAAATGTGGATGTTTTAATCGATGTCATACAATTTGTTTAGATGCATGGATTACAGTTCAAAATAAATGTCCTATTTGTAAACAAAAAATAATTGAAATGCAAACTCCAACTAAAAATTATAATTTCAATGATAATGACAATGAAGAGGACAACTTTGAATTAGAGCTAGAGCTCGATGACAATGACATATTTTATAATCCATTGTATATTTTGTATCTGTGTATATTGTATATTTTATCGTATTATTCTTGAATAACTCTTACATTATTTTTATTTTTTGAAATGAAATAAAAAAAATGTTTGTTTTATTTTATTTTGTTTGTTTTTGTTTTATTTTTGTTTTGTTTTATTTTTGTTTTGTTTTATTTTTGTTTTGTTTTATTTTTAACAATTATTCACTTCAACTCAAACAAAGCGTTTCAAGCAAATGCATTTGCAATGTTTGTGTTTTGATCAAGTTCGCGAGTGATGTCGGTGCCAAATACACGTTTTGCGCCAATGCGTGTCACTTGAACACGTTGTTCGCGCTGGCGCTGTTGTGCCCGATATTGTCGATTGTGCATTGTTTCCAAAAATGCGAGCATTCGACGAGTAAACGGTTCGGATGGTTCGATAATTGTCGCATAGCGTTCAGCAAGAGAGAGGAATTCGTCGAGATTTTGAGAATCGGCGGCATTGGATGGGACAGGATTGACATTTTCCATACGTGAAAGCAAGATTTCTTCAACATTGTGAGCAAGGCGTTGTTCGTTGGGTTCAAGTTGATTAGTGGCACTGGCAGCAGCAGTAGTCATTGATTGTAAGAATATGAAGGATACACTACTATAGAATAAGGTAACTATTTTATTTTCAATTTACTTATTTTTATATGAAAAAGAAATATTTTTTATTTGTTTTTTATGAAAAAAAATATTTTTATAGGTTTTTCTTTTTTATTTTTCTTTTTTATTTTTCTTTTTTATTTTTACTACAGGTTCTTCTTTTTTTTATTTTTGCATTTTAATTTGAATGTAAGATGGGTTGAGTACGTGTTAGTACGTGTCTAAACCAAAACCAAATGGCGTGTCGTAGAATCGAAAGTTGTCTTCAATGCTGTTCATAGAAGTCCAGCTATTTCTGCAGTTGCCGAGACGTTGGCGCTCGCTGAGAGTGTAAGAAACACTGTCAATGGGTGCCCAAATGTCTCCTTTGGAAAAGTCGGGTTTTCCCCAAATCTTGTCTTCAAAGCAATTGTAGAGGACTTGCGAAGAGCAATCGGGTTCGCCCCCGCCGCATCCGCAAAGGCAATTGTTGTTGTTGACCTTTTGATCGACCATTGTCGCAGCTGACTCGCGAATGGGGGGAGGCGGAATCTTGACGATTGTTGTTGGTTGTTTTTGTTTTTCAGTGTAGGGAAGCACAATCCAGTAAGAAGGGTCGGAAAACACAATGCGAGTCTCTTTGCTGGCATCTTTCAAACGCTGTTGAAAGTGCTTGGATATGATACCTGGAATCCAGAATAGAACCTTGACAATTGCATACCCAAATGCTGCATTTGGAATTTCGTGTTCAAAAAACTCCACGGATTTCACCATTGCAATTCCTTGATGCTCGAACACTTTTTTCATGTAGTCGCCGTGACCCATGTGAGTGCGATTGACACGAGGAATGTACAAAGTAGACAACATTTGATATACGATAGGACGACGACGGATGACGATGAGTTGAAACGCTAATGAAAATATAAATAAAAAATAAGTTTTCAATTTATATTTTTTAGATTTAAATAATCAATGATTTTTTCCATTTTTCATAAAAATGGAAAATGGAAATTTATTATTTTCTAAGCCCCGCCTCTAAAAAGAATAGGATTATAATATGGCAAAAAATCAAAACAATTGTTTCCGCTTGCGTCTTTTTTGAAAGTGAACCCGTCAGCGCAACATCCAAATTCTGAAGAGTCGCACCCGTAGCGCGCTTGTCGAAAATTATACATTTGATTTGGAGTCATTTGTCCAGGTCGCATGAGTTCATTCATGTAGTCATCCATATCGCTGTCATAATAATTGTAGCCGCTATTATTGTCGCCCCGGTCCTCATCGTCATCACCACCACCATCGCCTTTAGAGTCGGGTTTGGGATAAATCCTGCAATCGCCTACAAATTTTTTCGTTTTAGGATCGCGTGTACATGCGGTGTTGCAGTCTAATTTTGCACACGTATCTGACGAGTCACAACCAAACATGAATTTCTTTCCAGATTTATCCATATATTCAATTCCGCAAAAACCGACACCTTCATCGTATTTGGGGTCATTGGGTCCGCGTTTTTTGCTGTACGGGTCGTATCTATTAAATTGTTTATTTGAACCGGTACTCGGCTGTTCATAACATTTTGCTTGAGTACAATCCAAAACGTCGGTATCGTCACCGCCACCATCACCACTACCACCTCGACCTTTTTTAGATGGAGGGGGTGGGGGGTTGGGATTTGGTGGCGGTTTGGGACAAACACCTTGAGGGCACGGAGTTGGGTCACACGCACTACAGTCGGCATCATATTGACAGTAATCTTTATCTTTTGTGATTCCGCCTTCATATCCTCCCCAACTGCACACTTGAGGACAAACGCTTGATGCTTTTAAATCAGACGGAAACCATGGAGTTAAGTCAACTGGCGTATAAACAGGTTCGCTGCCTTTTAAAACAAGTTTTTCCGTTTTGAATAAACTAGCCAGCGGACTTTCATGGCCATCGGGCGTTTTATCGGGATCAAAATCTATCGTGAGGGTTTCATCGTCGGCACCATTTAAATTAAATTCCAACTGGTTCACATAAGGATCAACTACTTTTTTTCCTGGTTTTTCATATTTTGGATCGTGGGCTATGCATACAAAACTGGTAAAATCGCTGGCGGCACGAACGATTCGTTGCATTTCAGCTGCGAGTGTGTCAAGTTGATAAACGCCGGCAATAATTTGAACGGTTGAACTACTTCCTTGTCCATCTGTTATTTTAAAACTATTGTAACCATCTTCGACATTGTATCGTGTACAGTTGCCGTCAACATCACCTTCCGGATGCTGCCAACACCCTTTCGGACATGTTCCCGGTTTGAACCCCTCTCTCAACCCAAATAAACTATAATAAGAACCATATATTATCACCAATATAAGTATGCTAAATAATACCCATTTACCAATTGCAATATTAAAATCCAAGTTTATTTTCATAATATGAATGAATACAATATTATAAATTTATTACCGTTATTACAATTATATTATATAAATATTAAATAAAAATGAATTTTAATAATAATTTATTTTTATTTATATTCTTCGTATTTTAATATTTTATTATTTAATATTTTATTTACTCTAAACTCTCTTTCTCTTTTCTCTCTCCATTCATTCATAATGAATCAACGTAAAACATAGCTGTGCAAGCTTTGCGTGTACGGATTCTTTCGAAATGCATCTAAAATGTCGGGCTGAATGCGCTCACAATTCACAGATTCCTGGTAATTCTGGGGATATTTTTCAATTTTTCCATAGGTCTGTACTTCTGGTGGTTTTGAAATTCTAAATACCGGATTCGGAATCCAGGGGTCACAATTTTCATCATTCCGTTTGACACAAATATTTTCCGTCGGGTTGAATAGTCCAATGCTTCCACCCGGTGTAAAACTGGTTGAAATCTTATTTACATTATTGTGCTGATTATATTGCGCCTCATAGACGCCGACACCTTGGTTGGTAGCTCCGCCACTCGATCCCACATACTGCGTGTTGGTTGTATCGCGCTGGTTATAAGTGGCTTGTTGCGGATTTGCTAAATATCCGGTACCGCTGGTTTGTGCGTCAATATTCAAGTGATCAAAACCAAGCAAACCTTCCGTAGTTTCCTTAATGGTTGTGGGGGCGCGACTGGCCGGGTTATACACAATGCCCGACGAACCGAACGCCGGTTTAACGTCACCATAGAGTCGAATGTTTCCAATCGCATTTTCTTTCCTTGAAGGTCGCAACAAGTCGAGAACCGGTGCAACTACCGCGCGCATGGCTCCGTAGATAATTCCGCCTTCGTGACTTTTTGTAGTACCGCGGTTGTTTGACAGCAGCTTAAAACCATCTCGCCCATAGTCGTTATCACCGGGTGCAAAATTTTTACCTCCGTTGTGCGCATTCGTAATCGGTTTTCCTGCATATTCAGGTCGTTTAGCGGGTTCATAATTGTTTGGCGCATACGTGTTTGTACCAGTCACGTTGGAATCGGGACCATAATATTCGCTGCTGGTGCAAACGCGTGACTGTGGCTTGTACACTTCTTTCGCCCGAGCAGTTTGCGCTTTTTCAATGCCGGTAGTTGTTAACCAACGGTCAGATGTATTCAAGAAAAACTTGTCCGGTAAATATTTTTCAACTTTTCCGAACGTCTCTGGCGTCGGCGCGTTCAAATTGTTCCAGTTGTATGCTGGACCTTCATGACTTTCAAGTCCAAACGTCACTTTCGGATTATTCAGTGTGCGCAGTTGATCCACATTTCTGTCAGCCCATTTATCGCGCGCCTCCATTCCTGAATTGAATCCGTCGCTACCTTTCGCAGTATACCCCTGGTCTAATCCCGGCCCCACATGTATTTCTTCCCACGGTTTCACGTTCGCCATCTTGTTTCCAGGCATGACGCGTGACTGAATAAAATCGCTCACATTTGGCATTCCATTTACAAAATTAATATCGTTTTGTGGTGCGAAAAGGGGGGCACGTTCTTCTTTGTGTATTTTTTGAGAACCGGCGCCCGACATTGTGTCAAGAACCGACTCCACAGCATTCGCATCTGCGGTGCGTCCTTTAATCTTCGCTCCGAAGAACGGCACCATGTTGTTATGTTGGAAATCATTTTGATTTATAGGTTCGCCGGTCAAAGAATACACTGTGTTTGGACTTGTAAATCCGGGATTTTTTTTTGGGTTTGTGTTTGGATTGTATGAATTCCCAAATTGGTTTGGATTTTGAAGTACACGATCTCCTACACTTGCGTTATAATATTTGTCGGTAACAGCGTTTGGTGCGGGATATGCATTAATATTGGAACCGGTGTCCGGCTTCATGATCGGATAATTTGTGACGGGAACATTTGTATTTGGAAGCATGTTTCTCGAACTCGTAACAAATGATTCTTTTGATTGACTTTTATTACCATCATTACCTTTTTTATTTTGATTTGATACTAAATACATACCACCTAATGCCACAATTGGAATTGCCAACTCCATTTTTATGAATTATTATATATATGTATGTAATATATTTTTTATAATTATACTATTATGCAATTTATTATACTATTAAATTATAATAGTATAATATTTTATATTTTAATAAAAAATGTCAATCAATTCAATGAATCAATACGTCTATTCAAAAAATTAGTTGTACTTTTCAATCGAAATATTTTCTTTAACAAATCCTAAATACATTAAAACTTTTCCCGGTTCAAGACAAAGGTAATCGTATCCAACGACCTCATTCATTCTGTCATGTGCAGACGTTTCATATAGAGAAAATGGAGCATCGGTCGAAAGATCCGTATAAAACAGCGTAATTGAAAAATTTGGCCTATTTCTCGAATATTGCAAAATTTCATCTAAATAACAAAGCGTCGTGTGTTCCCACGCAAATGTAGTATGAAATATGGTAGTATCGTTGTTAGAACGTCTTCCAAATACGTGATACATATTATTACAGAACTGAACAAAAACAGACCACTTATTGTGCTGTCGAATGTGAAAAACCATGCGAGTCATTTTATAACCTTGTAAAAATCTTGCGATAACTTGATTTCTTGTATTGATATTTTTAATAACTATACCTGTCATGCGTTTAAATACATTTTAAATATATATTTTATTCGTGTATGCGCTTTATACTTAGTTTTAATTTTTTCAATAAAATACCTAAATCAAACAAGTCGGTTTTATGATAAAAATGTATATTCAAATTTTCAGCGAGTTTACCATCCGTCAATAAACTGTCACCAACGAGCATGTATTTTTTAACCGGATCTATCGTAGTGTCAATGCCATTTAAGAATGGTTTTCCGCATATAAGAATCGGAGATATTTTTGTAATACTGTTTATTAAATGGTATATGGAACCGGTGTCCGGCAAAACAACGTCCTTATCCGGATAAGTGAGATCAATGTTTCCAACAATGTAGGGAACTTTATTTTTTTGTATACGCGTAACAAGCAAAGACAAGTCGTTATAATTAAAATTAGCATTATAAAGTACGATAAATATATCCGCAGCATTTATATCATTAACATCATCCATTACATTAAAGTTGTGTTCGCGAAAATATTGAATTGCATTTTTCGACCCCCAAACGTATATATTTTTATATTGATTATTTTCAGTTAAAAATTGTTTTATGCGTTTTAGCGGCGAGCATATTTGGTCTTCACAAATATGAATTCCGACGCTACAAAGCTTTGAGCTAATTTGTTTTGGCGTATAATTATTATTGTTTGTTACCACTTTTATTTCTATGTTTTCTTTTTGAATGTAGTCGACACACTCGACTGCTTGATTTGTGGGTGCACCATTTAATAATAGCGTATTGTCCAAGTCGAAAAATATGCAATCTAAATTACTGTATGCTTCCAAGTTTGAAACAATCATGGTTGTAGATATGCCATCAGTGTAAGGTATGAGTTCGATGGTTATGTTTAATTTGTCTAAACCGTCTTCATAATATCGAATTTGTTTTTTATAACTTGTTAGTTCCCAATCTGTTCCGTGGAAAATGTGCGTAATATTGTGTTTTCGAATAACTTCGAGGTGATTCGACCCCACAATTTCTAGCGCATGCACATTTGATCCAAAGTAGTTGCGCACAGCTTCAAGTCGTTCATTCTCTGTTTGAACAGGACGGCGTTTATAGTTTGCAACAAATTCATCGGTGTGAATGCCGATAATTATAACATCGCATGCTTGTATAGTTTTATTTATAATATTGATATGACCGTGATGTAAAAGGTCAAATACGCCCGGCAAATATCCAATCTTCATGTTATGAATATATTATTTTAATTTATTTTTAAGTATATTTTTTATTATAAAATATACATAAAAATAAATTAAAATATACACAATATTATTTAATACTTTTTAAAATATTGTATATTGTTTATATATTGTTTAATTTAGTTATTACTTCATCGTAGAAAAGGAAAACACGGAATTTTTGTAACATAATTATTCTTTTCTAAAATTCGTGTGCTCAAATTATTCTGAAATGGAAAACACACATTCTCTTGAGGATTTAACTGAGGATAATACCAATTGGTTTGTTCCAAATCACGATACGTCCACGCTGGGTGTGTGACGCGTGACTGTTCAACCGACGAATTGCATGTTGGATATGAAATTGGACTGCTAGAAACGGCCGTGTTTACATAATTATTTTCCATGCAGTCTCTTGACAACGGCTGATTCAAACCTTTCAAATTACTTTCTAAATTAATGGTGTTTGTTCTTAAGTTGGCGCCCCAGCCCTGAATTCGAATATATGGATCATCAAAGTAGCACGGTTTATCGCCGTTGCCCGGTCTGTTCAGCATATACCGTCCTGGATCGGTTGATTCTTGCAACTGCTTGTGTATTCTACACGGGTCATCGTGAAAACGAGTAAAAGACATTTTGTATAATGAATGAATAAATATGAATTAAATTGAACCTAAATTGAAACTAATATTATTATATATTTTATTATTTAATTATATAATATTATTTATTTATTTATTTATTTATTTTATTAATTGTATTTATTTTATTAATTGTATTAATTGTATTAATTGTATTAATTGTATTAATTGTATTAATTGTATTAATTGTATTAATTGTATTAATTGTATTAATTGTATTAATTGTATTATTATTATTATTATTATATAGTATAATGGTAAAATGATGAAATAAAAAATAGTAATTTTTTATTCAACAATTATTTGACGAAATGCAGCTCTCACTGTAAGCAATTCCCCACTTGATTGATTTCGCATTCTTATTCGCTTGCGCACTGTCTGGATTCGGACTGGTTCGTAAAACAGATTTGCCTTTCAAACGAGCCAAATAGCGATCATACGAACCGTGTTTCATGTCGACACCTTTACCTGCGGCAGAAGTACTTCCTGGACGCATACGCGTGAGTGAATGTTTCGTCGAGTTACCGCGCGACGGTACATTGGAGTGTGTTATGCCGGGAACGGCTCTATCACTCATTTGGTTCCAATTTACAAATGCAAATTGGCTTTTGGGAGGCGTATAAACGTTGAGTGCGGATTTATTCATCGTGTATTCTGAGGATGGCACTCGCACCGTATTTTCAATTCGTTTCACATTATATTTATTGTTTTGATTGCTAAATTGAGGTCCGGTATATGCTTGATAGCTGGGAAAAGCGCCACACGCTCTGCATCCAATCGGTTTTGTTGTCGACATTTTTTAACAATTTATTTTTATTATACTGTATATATATCTATTAATGTTATAATAAAATAATTATAATTATAATTACTTTATTTTATTTTAAATAAATATTTGAACTATATTTAAAAAATTTCTCTAAAGTATTTGAAATTAAAACATCCTAATCATAAGATGACGATGACATCCTTCAAAATAAGTATGAAATAAATAATACATTATATTTGAAGGATTATTTTAACATTAGGATGTAATACTATTAAGATGATCTGGAAATAGTACAGCACGTTTAACATCATTTAATCCTAAAAACAATGATATTATACGATTTACTCCGACACCACAACCACCATGTTGGCGCGATCCACCGTTAAAACTTTTTAAATAATCTTCTAAGCCATAAGTATTTATTCCGCGTCTTGTTATAGCATTAATTAATTCTTGATAATTATTCTGATGTTGTCCTCCACTAATAATTTCCCGGCCTTTATAAATTACATCAAAACTGTTACTACTGGTAGCATCATCAGGACAAGGCATTGTATAAAATGGTCTAACGCTTAGTGGATATTTAATGATTAAAAATATGTCTGTATCATATTTTTTTTTAACCAACTCGCCTAGACGATGCTCATTTTCGTTAGATAGCGCCTCTAATTTATTTTGAACTTTGCCATCCTTGCGTAATAGGTAAACGGCTTTTGAAAAAGTAATAATTATTGGTTTTTTTGAAATGGTAGTTTTTTTAAAATTTACTAGCAATTTTTTAGAGTTTGAACTAATATTTTTATATTTTTTTTTCAAATTCGTTAGAACGGTTTTTATCATATTCCAATTAAACAAAATCAAGTGCTTAAAAGGATCATTATATCTTGATAAATCCATTTCAAAATCTACACTAGTAAATTCGCGCAAATGTCGTTTAGAATCAAAGTTACGAGTGGTATCAATACTTTCAGCACGAAATGCTGGACCAATCTCAAATACTTTATCAAAACCAGCATTGACTAACATCTGTTTATACAACTGGGAAGATTGAGCCAAAAATGCTTTTTTATCAAAATAACTCATCTCAAACACACTATCACCATCTTCACTTACACCAAGAGTAATTTTAGGATTTTGTACTTGACAAAAATCATTTTTGTTAGCAAAATCATTGAATTCATAGAGAAGTAAAGACATTGTCCTAAATATAAGATGACTGACAGGGCTTCCTAATTCACTTTTAATTTCCAAATCCTCATTATCCCTTGCTGTTTTTTCTGCCACTTTTGTACGAGAACATCTCAACTCTTTCATCTTTTTTATAATATTAATATTATTTTTTATAATATTAATATTATAAAAAAATAAGTTAAAATAATTTTAAATTTCTCTAAAATTCAGTGGGTCCGAGCGTTCGATTGCCGCCTCGCTGGTTAATGTAGTTTACTTGATCTTGGCTCAAGCAAGCGCAACCCATGCTGTCAGAATATGTGGATGGACAGCATTCCGGTTTGAATTTATTATCGGCAAAAAAGAATAGTTCGCCTTCGGGTAAAGGTACCGGCGTTCCGACATTGTCCTTATACGTGTTCAAGCGATTCTTATTTCCCATTCCGGATGCATACCGTTTGGCAGTTTGAACCCAACCCATCGTATACGAGTTATCAATATTCAGATCATTATTGCTTAAATTGACGAAACCTTCTTTAACGCCGGCTTTTTTATTGCCAGTTTTACCATTCATATTATTTGGAGTCATTCCTTCTAAAACACTGTATTGAAAACAGTCACAAAACATGAACAATCCTGCAACCATACCAATGATGATACAAGCAACTACAATTTCGAGTCGCGCCTCATATCCAAAAAGTTTGAGTTCCATTTATAAGATAAAAATAGAATAATATTATTTAATTTAATTATTTATACATATAGAAAAGATAAAAATAATTAAATAAGTTCATTTGTTTCTTTTCAACTTATTTTTCCTAAATAAAAACTGTAGTTTCAAGTTTCTCATAAAGGGAATGGGATTTATCCTGGAACACCGGGTATACCTCGGGATGCATGAACATTCAGAATATTGTTTGAGAATCCAATCAAGTAGCCCATCGGAATAGAAATTGCGAGAAAAAATACAATTCCAGCTGCTGCTAAAATATCTCCGACGATCGGAATAAAAAACAATAATATAATTGCAGCCGCCATGGCAACCAAAATAATAATGACAATTTCAAGAATCGACCCTATCAAGCTTTTAATCGACAAGTATACGCCGAAGAGAGTGTACATGACAGCAGTAACTACACCATTTGATTTTCCAAGCATGGATTTTGCTGTAATTATGGTTTCTGTAAGCGGAGCTATAATATTAAGAATGCGAGACATGATATCAGATGTAATGTCGGCAACCGAATTTCGTATTTTATTTACCAGTTCGCGCATGTCATTTACAATGCTCATAATTTCGCCCACAGTCGCAGTAACAACACTTATCGTGTAATGAACGGGTATTAGCGCAATGTCGGTAATATCGGTTAAAATATTTTGGGTGCATTCTGCAAAATTTTGTTCAGCATATTCCATTTTCGACATATTGGCGGGTGCATTAATCATTCCGGCAAACGGCATAATGTTCGGTTTACATTTTTGATTGTTCCAGTCTGCTCGTATTTGTTCAATGTTTATTTTAATGTGAATATACGTAATAACAAGTATAAATGAAATGCATATAATGATTGCGAAAAACACATATTCGCCGTATCGTTCTAAATATGTTTGATTTTCATAAATGTCTGATATTTTATCAATCATATTGGACGGAAATGGATTCGACAGCACTTTACTCATAATAATTAATTTATTCAATGAATTTTAAATTTTTTTGTTTTAATTTTTTTGTTTTAAAAACTGTAAATAGATGGCTAATATTAGTAAATATTAAAATACATGAAATATTTATTTAATAATGAATATAAAAATACAATGTTTATAACTCTATAACCTTATAAAATAAAATTAAATAAAACTATGATTATTTTGAGCTTTGATGTCGGAATAAAAAATCTTGCATATTGTCTACTTTCAATTTCAAATGCTAATAGTACCGCTATCACCAGCAACACCGAAAACGAAAACAACAGTAAACATTTTATTGAAATTGTAAAATGGAATATTATTGATTTGTCGCGTGACCAAGTGGAAGTAGATACAGAAACTGTAGTAAAAATTTTAAACCAATGTTGCAATTGTAAAAAGACGGCAACTTATTGCACACACTCGAATTCAATGTTGTTACCAGAAGATGTAAGAAAGTATTGTAAAAAACATGCAGAAGAAGCGGGACTACCGATGCAGCCAAAACTTCTAAAATCCAATTCAAAGAGCGGACACACGACGTATATAGTTCCGCTTTCCATCCTGAATAAAAAAGTATCGTGCAATAAAATCAACATTGTCGATCTCGGTAAAAATATAAAATGTCATTTGGATTTCATTTTTGCAGAACACATGGATAAAATCGACGCAATTATTATTGAAAATCAAATTGGAAATTTGGCGGGAAGAATGAATGTTATTCAAGGAATGATTTCACAGTATTTTATTATGCGAAATATAACAAACATTGAATTTATATCGGCAACAAACAAGTTGAAATTATTTAAATCGATTATAAATAAAAAAACTGGATTAAGCGAAGGAGGCAACTTGGATAATGTTTTAGAAAGTGAAAAAAAACTATACAAGATGAGAAAAGATGCAGGGAAATTGGTGTGCAGATCTCTCTTATCATTTTATCCGAAATTGAATGAATGGACGGCGAAATACGACAAGCATAAAAAGAATGACGATTTGGCAGATTGTTTCCTTCAAGGATATTACTATGCGCATCTGCATTTAAATGAAACCAATAAATTCGCATTCAATCTTGATGCGTTTTTATCAAGTTGTTGTGTAAAATAAAATAAGTTGGATTCATATAATTAATTGACTAGAGAAACAAAATACAGAGAGAATTTTAACACATCTTAAAAGGTAAAAATGATTTACATAGAATAATAAACAATATTAGAGAATATTAGAGAAAATTGTGATAATATAATTATTATGCGTATGACTTAAAAATAAAAGTTGTAAGTTAAATATTAATAAATAAAAAATAAAAATATGGAACCAGAAGTGATTGATTTAGGATCTTTGGATATTGGAGATGGTGGCAGCGGTGGTAAGAAATCATCAAATTTTGGAGGAGGTTTAGAGTTGCTTATGAACGATAGATTCAAGTCAGGAGGAGATAAGAATGCGTCAACAAATATACACTTGGATGATATTACAAGTTTGGAAGATGACTTGCGCGACATGGATTCTTCGTCATCATCATCATCTAGAAATGTTAAGGAAATGCGCTCCGACCTGTTTGGATCAGGGCCGTCATCCTCCTCATCATCATCATCATTTCATGTTAATAAACACGATTCGTTGTCAAACAGCATTGGGGGGGGAATGAATAATGATGATAATAACGGCGGAATGAATAACGGCGGCGGAATTGGTGCATCAACGGCACTATTTGACGATGACAAGCCGACGTGGGACGGATTTGGAAAATTTAGTAACGTACCCATTCATCCCGATGTGCATATTGATTCGCAGCCACAGCTCACGAAAGAAGAGCTGCTTCGAGAGAAATTCAAATACATTAAAAAATTAGAGGATTTAGAAAAAAAGGGAATTCGACTCACGAAAAAGTACGACATGGAGTCATCATTGTCGGAGATGAAGGGAGAATACGAAACGCATGTTGAAGAACGAGAACGCAGAAATAGTGTAAAATTTCAGGGCAAGATGCTTATGGCGTGCATTACTGGGCTGGAATTTTTGAATAATAAATTTGACCCATTTGATTTGAAACTGGATGGGTGGTCGGAACAAGTGAATGAAAACATTGATGATTATGATGAAATTTTTGGAGAGCTGCACGAAAAATATAAATCCAAGGCAAAGATGGCGCCGGAACTCAAGCTGTTGTTTCAGTTGGGTGGAAGTGCCATCATGTTGCACATGACAAACACCATGTTTAAATCTGCCATGCCGGGAATGGATGACATCATGCGTCAAAATCCAGAACTAATGCAGCAATTCACTCAGGCGGCAGTATCGTCCATGTCGAATGCGACGCGTGGAACAGGCGGCGGTGGTAACGGCGGCGGTGGAGGAGGAGGAGGGAGCGGATTCGGTAATTTCATGAATGATATTGCCGGCCTGTCATCATCTCGAAATGCCAGCGCAACACCATTTTCACATCAACCTCAATATAATCCAGCACAACAGATGAACATGCCATTGCCAGTTTTGCCACAGCGTCCGCCGCCTCCACCGATTCAAACCAAGGGTGAAAATGCGCCGCCACCACCCAGACGTCCGGGCGACTTGACAAGCACGAGACCGGATATTTTGATGGGTCGTGGAAATATGTCACAAACGATACAGCAAAGTTTGCGTCCAGAGATGAAGGGGCCTTCTGATATTTCATCATTGTTGTCTGGATTAAAGACAAAAACGGTAACAGTTGATAAATCGATGACAACGAATAAAGATAAAGACAAAGACATAAATTCAAATGCTGGCGGAAGCACGATTAGCGCATCGGATTTGAATGAAATGAAGAATGATAATTTTCCGAGCAAGAGCAAACGCAAGCAGAAATCAGAAAGAACGTCGATCAGTTTGGATATTTAACTTTTTTTTCTAAAAATCTAAAAAAGGTATTGTATGTATTGTATTGTATTATATTGTATTGTAAATGTGAACTCACGAAATCAGTTTACATTTACATAAATAGTTAGTTACTTATTTATATTATAGTATATAGGTCAATATTGCCTTGTTGCCTATTTTAGTAAAATGGCGGAAATTAGAACAACTGTGGAAATAATAGTGAAACGGATACCATATAACAGTGTTTTATTTAAATAATAATTATTATCATGCATTTTTGTTTCATCTATTTGTTCATATTCATGAATTTTTGATTCGTGGTCTGTGTCATACACTTTGTGAAATGTTTTTTTCCATTCTGCATTTATAAATTCATAAAATTCTTGTATGGTTTTGTATTTAGTAAAATCGGGATAATATACATCACTATAGTGCACAAATATATTGAAGTTTTTTTCTGCGGTTAATTTTTTTTCGTTTAATAATTTTTCTTTATTTTTTGAAATTATAAATTGAATTGGACAATTTTCTTTATATGAATAATAAATTAGTCCTTTTTTTAAATCGCAAGCATAATCCAAACCGGTGCGTCGTGTTCCCTCTGGATAAACAAGAATGTCATTTCCTGACTTATTGTTGAGTTGATTGTATTTAATTAATTTTTCAAAGTCAGAAATAGTTGTTTTACCGCGTCTGAAAAAAATCATTACATCTAATATTAAATTTCCACAAATGTATGTATATAACGGTAAAATAAAACCAACCTCAATTCTACTAATAAATTTAGTGCAATATTCGGTAACAACATTATCAATATAAAAATCTGCCCACGAGCGATGATTTGAAAAATAAATTATATTTTTTGAATGATTTACTTTATGTTCTGAAATTCGAAATAATTTACAATTTGAAACTTTTAAAATGTTTGACTGAAAATTTGATACAAATTCCTTTTTATTTTTATTTTTAATATTGAATAATGCAATGAACGGATAATACGTTGTAAACATAAATATCGTCTTGAAAAAATTTAATATTTTAAACATTTTATATTATTTATATTATTTATATTTTTTTTATATTAATTTTTATATTTATATTATATTTTAACTTTTAAATTTTCTTCTTGTTCGTCTTTGACGTCTACTTCGACTCGAGTTACTTGATTTTGTCATTGTACTTGTTATAGTATTTTTTGTGGGAGTTCCCATTTTCATTCTTTTAGTAGAAGTTTTACGATAACTTGTTGTTGCGATCGACGGTGTAACAGGTGCTATTCCTTGTAAAACTCGTTTCTTTATTTTCGTATTTAAATCTTTATTATTTTTTATATAATCAACTGCTTCATTTAAGATAACTTGAGCTTCTGGATCAAAGTCATTCTCTAAATTTAAAAAACCATTTCGTTCCTTCGACTCATAAAAATCTCCACTGTGAACAATTTCATTTAATTTTTTACGCAATATGCTATTATGTGGTGTAGATGGGCGAAGTTGAGCAGCAACACCTTTTTGTTCAAATGAAGAACCACCTTTATATTTACCATGTTGACGATTTGTTCTAAAATATTTTTTAGTACTCATATATTTTTTCATCAAAAATTAATATTAGATTTATGAAAAAGTATATAATAATATATTAAAATATTAAAATATTAAAAGATTTAAAATATCAAAAGATTTAAAATATCAAAAGATTTAAAATATTAAAAGATTTAAAATATTAAAAGATTTAAAATATCAAAAGATTTAAAAATGATAACTATATTTTGTTTTATACCCAAAAATTATATTAAATATGATAAAAATGATAATCCAACTATATCTATTTTTTCATCAATTAAAACTTCTATTTTAAATCAGACATATACTAATTGGGAACTCCTCCTCGTTACAAATGTCGAGAATGTTTTGCTAAACAGAGATATGAACAATAATAATCATCAAGACGAAGGAGTAGCGAGTGATCCGAGAATAAAAATTGTATATACTTCCGACTCTTATTTAAATTTAAATACGCTATTAAAAATCAACGATAATAATAATTATAATGTAATAAACACAGAGTGTAAATACATTTCATTTTTTGATTTAGAAAATGATATATGGAATATTAATAAGTTACAAATACAATATAATTTAATGGCATCGAGTGACTATGATGTCATCGGTTGTGAATCTATACATTCCACACAATCGGTGTCCGCCATTGTTCCACGAACTATTAAAAAATCAGAATCATCATTATTTACATCGTGTCCATTTTTATTCTCGACAGTATTAATGAAACGAGATTTGTTTCAACACTATAATGAAACGATTTTTAATTATGAGTGTGAAACAATGAAAAGTGATAATAATTTTAAAATTATAAATACCGAAACTACTACATTAATGTCACAGTTTCACGCATTGCTCCTTTATTTAACACTTATTGAGCGGAACATTTATTGTATTCATTATTCTAATTCGACATCAAATAATGTGAATTCAAACTCGTTATATATTGAACGCGCTTTTAATCATTCTCTAGTTGAAACGTCATTACAGTCCAAATTGACATTTTTGAGAGAATGTAAGACATGTGACCATTCATTTTTTATAAATGCAAAACTATTTTTTGAAGAGATATTTATACGAATTCGATTTTTCTCTGATTTTTGCAGCTCTGAAACTTGCAAACAAGAATATGAAGAAATGTGCAAAACGAATCAAATGGAAAACTACGGTCCAGACAAGCGCTTGTATATTACTTTAAACCAGACATATACGCACGCAATTCTTTTGAATTGTCCAATTGTTCCAACAATTTCTGTCCCTCCTGAACGCGTTCTCGGGTTGGCATTTGAACCCATTCCATATCTACGACTATCGTATGATTTTATTCATTTTGCAGAAAAGTATGTGGGACTATATTACATTGGTCATATTCATCCGAATTTAACCGGTCCATTTTTCAAAGAACATCACGGATTCATGTGGCATGTTCCTCAACCACAAATTCCACCGACGCTGGAAGAAAAGTATTGTAAAAGCGAAGCAAATCAAAGAAATAAAATATCTATTATTGTCTCCAATAAAATGAAAGCGCCAGGCAATGCGTATCGACATAAACTTGCAACTTTTATACTGATAAACAATTTGCCGATTGACATTTGGGGAAATGGGACAGAAATACATTCAAAACGATTTCCAAATCATTCGAATATAAAAGGTCCTTTTAAAGACAAGGAACCGTATGAATCCTATACGCTAAGTATTTGCATCGAAAATTATCGACACCCTCATTATTTCTCGGAAAAAATTACAAACTGTCTCGTATACAATACAACTCCTATTTATTTAGGGTGTGTTGAAATCGATACATATTTTCCAGGACAAGTGATTCATTTGACTGGAGATATAAAAACGGATGCGGGGCGACTAGTTCATATCTCGAAAAATCCGTCGACATATATTCGAGAAATAAAGCATACTGAAAATGATAAGAATGTTTTAAATTTATTGAAAAATCTTCCTTGGAAATTATAATTCAAGTACAAATATGTTAGTTATGGAAATTACACCGTGTAATTATAAAAATATGTTATTGTTATTTATTCAAATTAAATCAAATTAAATCAAATTAAATAATATATTTTAATTATCTTTACTTCTTTACTTTAATGGAAATATATAATAATCTGAAAATATATAAATCTGAAAATATATAAATTGAAAATATTTCATAGTATTATATATTTTATAGTGTTCATTCGGACAGATACAATCAATCACACGCCGCGCAACGAGAGACGACAACGAGACGACAATCAATCAATGTCAGCAAAGGTAACAGGTTACACACTTCGTGTAACAAATGGCAACACGTGGAGAATTTATAATACACAAAACCCTAACCAAACAAAAGAAATGATAGATCAATACTATTTTCACGAAAATGCATCAAATGTCAGAAAATTGGCACAAGGTCAAGGTATTCAAAAATCATTTCCATATCACCATTGTCTGATGAAGGCATCGCTTCATTCGGCCCAAACCCTTCTTGATGACGAATGCCTGCATCCATTACATGCAAGAGCAGCATATGCACAAATGTTCCAATCGCATTGCATTAGTTCGGCGCATGCTCTCGCTCGCATTCATGCCAACGAAAAATTTAAAACGCCGTTTACCGAACTCATGGCATATCAAAAAAACAACCTCACGGTACGAGGTGGAATGACGGGGCTCCTTGTCTCACGTCTATTTGGAGTTTCATCTGCGAAACCACACACAATCAAATGCTTGAAAAAACATGCAGACCTTACTGCAAAATATATTCACTCTGCATTGGCATGTGAACACTTGATTGGAAACAGGTACTATTATAACCTGCCCACAGTGTTGAGTCAAGAAAAATTCACTGTCGGATATGAAAACAATGCATTAAGAAATATGAAAAAAGAGGACGTTACATATGACAAACTTCGAGAAAATCGGGCGCAATTGGTTGAATTATACAGTTCAAACATTGAGCGGCTGGAGAATGCAGTCAAACAGTTTAGACGCGGGTTTCTTTCAATTCAAACGATTCGAGAAGATCCAGAATACAAAAAAATGTTTGAGATGTTTTGGCTCTTGCAAACACAATGTATGAAATATCGAGAAGTTACTGAATCCGATATGAGCGCTCATCAAGCAGTATGTGACAGTCAAAATATCACATTTGATCGCAGATACATACAAATTATGGTCTGCAATCTTATATTTTCATGCCAAGTTATTTGTCCAAGGTTGTTTAGTTATGAAATTGCACACTTGTTCGATAACTGCAGTGGATCATATGCAAGATACGCTCAAGTTGTAAGAGCTAAACAATTGGAGATGTCTAGCAAAGAAGGTTTGATTTCAGCATTTCTTGCCTTTTCAGCCATTGAACCCGACATGGTTTCTACGACCATGGCTCCGCATATGGAAGAAATAGAGTGGCATTATCCTGAATTTTCAAGTTATGGAGTTCACATTCCGTCACGAGATGCAGTATTCGGAAAGTTGATTGCTAAACATCGTATTCACATTCCGCGACCTACCGGTATCGTAAGAACATTCTTCGTAAGTAGAAACAACAAGGACTGTTTCTATCTTCCAGTTCAAGAAGCCTTTGATGAATTACTCACAGGCAAAAAGGTAGCCAAAGGATTGTGGAAAAAAAACAAACAAAATTTCACAAAAAAATCATATTGATTGATCGCATTAGCATTAAATGGGAATGTAATACACCGGTTAAATATCCGGTTAAATATTTATAATATAATCTGAAACGAATTCGCGGGATGAATTCGATTTTTTATATTTTTTTGTATTATTATATTTTTTTGCATTTTTATATTTTCTCTCTATCTCTCTAATTTTGAAATTATAAAACTTTATAAAATGTAAACGATATACGCAATTCAAAGTTTATTATTATACAAAGTTTTATAAATTTCAAAAGTAGAGAGATAGAGAGAAAATATAAAAATACAAGAATATAATAATGAAATTAAAAAATATTTTATATGTTTATAATTATATGAATAAATGAATGAAGATAATTAAAAATTCTATAACATTTATATTTATTATAATTACATTATATTGTATTGGGTATGTTTGTATTTTGTATCGAGATGCATTTACAAAGTTATCTCTCGAAGCGAAAATGAACGTTTTAAAAAACCCAAAAACAATGTTTTTATTAACACCTTTACTTTTTTGGGTTGCATCTAGATCATTCCTTTTTAAAAATGCCAATGGTCCGCTGAGTTCCAATCTTTATAATTTATTTAAAAATATGGATTTTCCCAATTATTTCAAAACTGATTTTCCATTTACATCTATTTTAGCAGTTATTGCAAGTAGTTTAATTGCGGTATATGCTGGCGGAGCACTAGGACCTGAAACGCCGATACTATATATATCTGTATTATTATTATTGTACGCATATTCTCTCTTTAAGCAATGGTTTAAACGTTTTGCATCTGAGTTAAATTTTGAAAGTTTACTTTATTTAGGATATGTATTTGGAATTACATTAATTTTTCGTTTCCCATTAGCGTCATTCGCTTTGTCAATAGAAAAATCGCTATGCGAAGGGTCTTCAAATATAATATCAAATGTTATTTATTGTTGTCTTGGTATATTTATTGCTTATTGGATGACGAATGATAAAACTGGCAACTTATTTCAAGAAGTTAATATACATTTTACGTACTCTCTAATACAAATAATACAGTATTTGTTGTTAGCCGTTATATGCGGATTCATTGCATCTATTATAATGAAGACAATGACTTTGTTATTTTACGGAGTACAGTCTATAACGAATAAAAGTAAACTACTGTTACATTTGATTCCGATATTTTTTGGATTTTGTGTTGCTGCACTTATAAACTATTCTGATAATGCAATAAGAATGATGGGAAGTGGAATTAGTTTATTGAACTGTGAATTAAACGACACATGCAGATACAGTTTTAAAACTTTATTTCAATTTCTTTGTAATGTAATTTTAACCTTTATTGCTGGGTGCTCGGGAGGACAAAAATTTGTTTTAATGTCAATTGGCGGTGGAATCGGAAGTTTGTATGACGATTTTACATCTATCCCACATATTCACTCGATCATTGTCGGAATTACAGCATTTTTCACTACTATTTTTAAAAGTCCGATTTCAGCCGCGTTGATTATAATGAAAACTGCAAATTTACCATATGACTCGCTTCCGCTTTTGATTGCAGTATCACTTTCATCTTACTATACGTTCAGGTATTTTATAGAATAAAAATTTTAGATAGAATAAAAATTTTAGATAGAATAAAAATTTTAGATAGAATAATTATATTTATGTAAAGTATAAACATATACTTATTCAAAATGGAAGATAAAACCAGGAAAAATAAAACCAGGAAAAATAAAAATATGGAAAATAAAAATATGGAAAATAAAAATATGAAAAATAAAAATATGAAAAATAAAAATATGAAAAATAAAAATATGAAAAATAAAGTGCAAGTTAAAAAACGATCTATCGCTGCTGTGTCAGGCGTTGTATATTTAAGTCTTGGTATAATGAATTTAGGAAAATTTATTATTGATATGTTTAAAAAAAAACCGATAAACAAAAAAATGATAAACAAAAAAATGATAAACAAAAAAATGATAAACAAAAAAATGATAAACAAAAAATGATAAACAAAAAATGATTAGAAAATAGATATAAATAATTATTATATATATATATATACAACATATACATTAACATGATTGGATTAGGATGGGCAGCTTTATATAATACTATTATTGAAAAATATGAAACTTGTAAAAAATACGAAACTTATCAAGAAAAATCAACATCTCAACAAGAAAAAAATATTTATCGTAACGAAAATAAATAAAAATTAATTTAATATTAAGAATAATATATAAAAAGATTTCATAGGTAACATTTATAATATATTTTATATTTTATAAATAAAAAAGAAAGAAGATACATGCAAAGTCAAAGTATACAACAACAACATCAGTATGGTGATGATGTTGATTACATCAATGATTATGATAATGATAATGTGATAATTAACAAAAAATCAACATCACAAACACCGTTTACCGAATCATTAAAAATGTTGAGAGATAATATTGAAGCGCTTCCTGTATTTCATCAGATTGAGATTTTGCGAATACTATATAAAAACCATATTACATTTAGCGAGAATAAAAATGGTATTTTTTTAAACTTGTCATATGTGAATTTAGAAGTAATTCATAAAATCAGTGATTATGTAACATTTGTTCATAGTCAAGAGAGTCAAATGTTTGAATTCGAGAAGAAAAAAACAACGCTTTCAAATCAATATTTCAAATAGTATTAAAGAGTTTAATTGGAATAATACTATTATTAATATTATTTCAATAACATTACATTTAAATAGAAATGAATTTAGAGTTAGAACAAGTTGTCGATGTACTTAAAAACTATGTCATCCGACTACAAGCAGTGGCGCCAATTATAAAAATGGAAACACAAGCAATAAAAGTAAGCAGAATGAAAGAAAATGAAGAAAAACAAGAAAACAAAGAAAAACAAGAAAAACAACTTATTGACGACAAATATAACAATACCAATTCTTATTTATTATATGTTACGAGAGAAAAGGATAAATTATTTTGGGTATTTTACATCATGTTGAATGGTGAAGATGAATACAAGTATTTGAAAACAAAATTCGTTACAGAAAAAGAAATAAAAATCGGCGCAGTTGAAAAAATGCGCAAGTTACCCAATGTATTTAAGCAACACAGGCTGAATAAAGTTCGGATTGAGAATGAATTGTCCGGAGACGTTCCGCTCACGTTGGAAGGATTTTACGGACTCTGTATTATTTATAATATTTCTGGCATTTTTATGAAAAAGAATTGTTACTGCGAGCTGTATGGTCTAGGGGATTCATCGATTACATATATTATTGAAGAAGTTGAAGGCGGATTGGGCATTCATGTTTTCAAGACCAAAGCGGCATCGCTGGATTATGCAAAACAGGTTCGAGAATCAAAGTGGAAGATGGAAAATGTTTTGACCCCGATTAAATCGATTTCATCCTATACGCATGCGGAATTACTTGAAATTTATAATAAAGTTACGTGTATTAACAATGATACAGGTTTTACTGAATCATTTAAAGAAAAAAAAACAAAACAATTTTTATACGATCGTATATGCGAATTCTTGAATTAATTTATTAATATTTAATATTTTATTTTATATAAGATTTCTTTCGGCCATAGTTGCAGTATTGACGTTGTGAGAATCCGCGAGGTCGTTTGCAATTGATGCTTCGTTTATATTTTAATGACCACCTCTTTTTCGATTTCTTGTTTTTTTTTGTTAAATTATCCATAGTTTTAGTTTGTTTGATTTTGTGTATTATATTTATATATTTATATTAAAAAAACATTTTTATAATAATTAAATTATTATAAAATTGAACAATATAGAATTATCTAAATAAAGTATATAAACGCAGAATGTCTTCTTCAGGCAAGCGACAGGAAGAAAAAGAAAAAGGTAAAATAATAAAAGATAAGGAAAAACAGAATGAAGAAAAAACAAAATTAGACACAATTGTGAAAACATATTTAGATGAAATTTTAAAAGCTGAAAGTGAGTCATCATTACGACCAGAGCCGGAACTAGAGGTTCGTTTTGGAACTATGAGACAATCAGCGCCCTTGACGAAAGACAATGTGACTAATGTAATAAAAAAGCTAAAGTCGCTCCAGTTTCAACAATCCACCGAAGAATACAGTTTAAGAATATTTCTGAATGACTCGGATGTCCGAGTTCAAATCGACGGGTTTTCAAATATACAGAATTTCTGTATTGATAATTCAATTACAGATAAAAATGCCGTCATGGTAATCAAACGAAATATGGAACATAAAGTGATTCGCGAAGACGGGTCCGAATTTATATCCGATGTTCGCCCGGTTGATAATACCGATTTTGATTTCAGGGTGTCGCTTCAAACTGAACGAGAAATCGGAAAAGATGAGCGCGAACAAATTGTTGCCAATTGGAAATCTACTGGGAAAAATTTCAGGTACATTCGAAGAACAGCGTTTACACATCCCGATTATCCGGTTCGAATCGACATCAGTGTTGTAAAAGACACATTTACACCCTCGAGAAAATCGTATGGCAACTTCAAATCAGCGAATGTGATGCGAGGTGAAGACAAGTATGAGGTGGAAATCGAAGTGGTGAATTCAGAGGTTTCCAAGTCCGTGGTGTTAGAAACGTTACTGAAGGGACTAAGAGAATGTATTAAAACCATCTTATCGGGAATACAATCCAGTAATTTTCCGATTTCGAATGATGAAACGCGCCAAGTTCAAGACGAGTATTCGAAACTGATTTATGGCGGAGATGTTCGGCCACCATCACGGATTGCATTTATCGGCCCTTCATCTGTGACACTTCAAATCAAGAACGTTGCACCTGTAGGAGCATACAAAATGCCGAGCATTCGTAAAAATTATTCCGTTACAGATAAAGCAGATGGTTTGCGAAAACTGCTATTCATTTCGAGCAGCGGTAAAATGTATTTGATTGATCCACTTCTAAACGTGCAATTTACCGGCCTGGTCGTTGATATAAAAGCGTTTCATAATACGCTTCTAGACGGAGAACACGTTCTGCACGACAAGAATGGCGCATTTATCAACTTATATTTGGCATTTGATATTTACTTTTTGAAAGGCGAGAGTGTGCGCGAGCGGAGTTTCTACACGACTAATAAAGAACATGTAGATAAGTCGCGCCATTCTGAAATGTTGAAATATATTTCAAACATGGATGCTAAACCTGTTCTAAAAAGCGCGAAAAGTTCACTAACAGTTCAACCCAAGCGGTTTTACTTTGATGATGGAGAAGGCGGTATAGGTGCCATGTTTGGATTAAAAAGCGAAGAAAGTGCATCAGATTCCGAAAAAATATTTGCTTTATGTAAACAATGCTTGGAAAGCGAATACAAGTATGTAACGGATGGTTTAATCTTCACGCCATGTAATACGGGAGTGGGTGGCACTACGCCGGGTCAAGTTGGCCCACTGGATCGAAAGTTTACTTGGGCACTTTCATTTAAATGGAAACCGCCGCAGTATAATACAGTTGACTTTCTTGTGAATACGATTAAGGACGATAAAACCAATCGAGACAAGGTTATTGAAAAGATAGACAGCGGTTCAATTAGCGGAATCAATATGCTATCTCAGAGACAAGTTGACTCGTATAAAGAGCTGGTGCTAAAAGTTGGATTCGATCCGTCAAATCGGTCGAATAAAATCATACCGAATGCGTGCGCCACGATTTACGAAGGCACTATTGATAAAATTGCTGGTGGTTCAGGCGAATACAAACCGATACAGTTCCTGCCTTCAAATCCATATGATGCCAACGCCGGACTATGTTTAATGAAACTCAATTCCGATGGCGACATGGTTACGGAAGAAGGTGCGGAAGTGTTTGAAGATTTGACGATTGTAGAATTCAAGTATGACAAGTCAGAAAAACGATGGATTCCGTTGCGCATTCGTTACGACAAGACTGCGGATCTGCGAAAAAATGGTAAAAATTTCGGAAATGATTACAAGACGGCAGACAGCGTTTGGTATTCAATACATTACCCGATTACTGAAGAAATTATTAAAGGCGTGGATAAAAATATAAATTACGACGAAACAAGTTCTTTAGAGACCGGTTCAATTGCCGAGATGTATTACAAGTCAAGTAGTAGCGATAACATAGAAAAACTTACAGAGGGATTGCGTGATTTTCATAACAAGTTTGTAAAGGCGGCGCTTATATACGAAATGAGCAAATCGGGAGATACTCTTATTGACTTTGCAGTTGGTAAAGCGGGCGATTTGCATAAATGGAAAGAGTCGGGTTTATCGTTTGTTTATGGGATTGATATTTCGAGAGATAACATTGAAAATCCGGCAAACGGGGCGTGTACGCGTTATGTAAATTTTGCGAGAGAAAATGCTAGAAAAATGGATGCAACTTTTGTTGTTGGAAATAGCAGCAAAAATGTAAAAAATGGGGCTGCTTTTTCGGCATCGAGTCAGCTTACACGTGATATATCAAATTCAATATTTGGAAAAGGAAGCGTGGATTCTTTGAAAAAATTGGGATTAAATGGCGTAGTGGCGAATTACGGGAAGGGTGAAAATGGGTTTGATATTTCATCTATACAATTTGCAGTGCATTATATGTTTGAAAATGAAGATACGCTGAACGGATTTCTGAGAAACGTGTGCGAATGTACAAAGGTTGGAGGAGTATTCATTGGAACCACGTTTAATGGAAAGAAGGTATTTGATTTACTCAAAAGAAACAAAGTAAAAAAGAATGAGAGTTTCATATTATTCAAGGGCGGAGTTACAGAATCGTCGAAAAAAATAATTGAAATTGTGAAAAAGTATGACGACGACTTGCGATTTCCTCCGGATGAATTTAGTTTGGGATATGAAATACAGGTATGGCAGGAATCAATCGGAAACCATATTTCAGAGTACTTGGTAAATTTTGAGTATCTCGATGGCATGATGTCAAAGTATGGGTTTGAACCACATCATCTGGACAAGGGCGACATTTTCAGAAAGAGTCGCGCGTCATTTGAAGAATTGTTTAGAATCATGCGCGAGCACCATTCTTCAAATTCACTATATGCAAAGGCGCTTGGAATGTCAAATGAGGAAAAGACACTATCCTTCTTGAATGATTATTTCATCTATAAAAAAGTGAGAGATGTGGACTGCACTAATCTTAGACAAACGGTGGTTATTTCCAAAACTGAAAAACAAAAAACGTTTGCCATTCACGACAAGCAGGGTCTGAACCATACGCGCCTTGTGGACATTTTGACAGACCATAAATGGAAACAAGTGGATATTAAAACGCCGAATGCTGACTTTGCATGGGTGGGCGCGACTGTTGGCGGAGATTTTCTGCGCTATGAAGACAGTATTTATGAAATTAAAACCGTAGTAAAAAATTTATTGAAAGGAAACGGCGTCAAAGGGTTTAGTACGACTGACCCAGATTACCCATATACGAAGAATGTCATTACAGACAAGGCGCAGCTATATATAGAAATGAAAAAAAAATGCCCAGAAATCTGTAAAAAGTATATGGCAGATTCATGGTTGTTGAGTGATGAAAAACGTGTAGCAGAGTATAGTGAAGCGGATGATGGTATCCTAATTATTAAACCTCTAGGTGTTGGTGCAGGCGGAGGTGAGGGAATCGTATACGTCACTAATACAGAAGAGCTGGCGGAATTTAAAAATGCTGTTAAGCGACGAAAACAGTCAAAAGATAAAGGAATAAACGAGTATTTAGTTTCAAAATATATTCGAAATCCGATGTTGATTGAAGGTAAAAAATTTCATTTGCGCATGTATTTTATGGTTTGTATGAGACCGAATCACAAATCGGACTGGTTTCTGTTTGAAGAGGGCAAAATTATTACTGCGGAGCTGCCATATAAAGATGCGGATTACATGAATAAAAAAATTCACGACACGCATTTCAAGTCGACCAAAAAGAATCGACTGTTTCCGGAGTCGAAAGAGCTGGGAATAAGTGACAAGGAGGCCAAAAGCATAATGCAACAAATGCGAGAAGTGTTGCGGTGTGCATATGACGTTTATAAACCACATATTGCAAGCACGCGCGAATCTAAATATGGGTTTGAAGTGTTTGGATGCGATTTCATGGTTACGAGCGATATAAGCGTAAAACTGCTGGAAATTAATGCGCGACATGACTACGGCGTAAATGATTCGAAGAAAGAAGCGCCCGAAGTGTACGAGCGTTTTTGCAGTGACTTCTGGGATTGGATATACAAGAGTGCAATCGAACCATTATTCAGTGTTGACTTTGAGGGTGAAGAAAAGTATGATTCGGAGCATGATCGGGTTGTGTCTATCATTGAAAAAGGGTTTCCGTTTGTGGATCGATTTTGGACGAAGGATGATGCGCAATCAGCATTTGATCTTATTAAAAGTAAAATTGCAGATGCTTCGATTGCGACGCTTAGAAAAGAGAATTACATACAAAATACGCCATATGACATACTAACTGGGAAAAAGGAAACAGAGGAAGTTAATAAATTTATAAGAGAGTATGTGGGGGCGAATGATAATTTGAAATTTAATATCGAAGGTAAAGGCGATAAAAGCAGGGGAGAATTCGTTTCTATTAAATCGCCGGATGATGTTGTATTAGATAAAGATTACTTGCTCGTGGACTACTTCACGGAACCTTCAAAAATTATGGTGCGCATAGCCAAAGGTGAGCCGTCGCTGGAAGAACATTTTACGAAAGGAACGCTTATAGAAAAGGCGGTGCGCGCCTTACGACGCAAGTCGTTGGAAATCACTGATCAGAATTTGCATGATATCATTGTGAGCCAACCAAAAGAACAGACATTTAATATGAAAATGTCAAGTATTGACGGGAAAGAAAAAAAAGTATACTTGGCAAGTGCGGAAAATACATTTGTTTATATTATTATCTGGAAGCTGTTGTTTCCGTTACTGGAAGATTTATCAAATTTAAAGATATTGGATGGAGCAGGAGGATATGGCAGTCGTTTGATGGCGGCGATTATGTTGAATGCAACTTATGTTGGTGTAGAGCCAAATCCGCTTTCAACACCCGGATTTCAAAAAATGATTGAAATGTTTGGTTCGCCTGAAAAACAGCAAATGTTGGAGGATGGTCTTCCGAATGCGGTTGGAATTGATAAATTGTCTCCAGAGTGGGCAGATGTTGTCATGTTTAGCCCTCCGATGTGGGGGAAAGAAGTGTACAATGATGAAACAGTAGAGAAACAATCGACCAACATGTTTAATAATGAAAAAATGTGGTTGAGCGAGTTCTTATATGCATCGATTGAAGTGTTGTGGACTCGACTTCGCGTTGGAGGGTATATTGTGTTTCAAAGCGTTCGCTACGATTACATTGGCGAATACATGATGAGAGAACATGTTACGAAAAGAAAGGATGGTGAATTTATGGGAATTATATCACGCGTGACAACTTCTGGACGATATAAACCAAATTGGGTATGGCAAAAAGTAAATCCTTCATCAGAACGGTTAAAAGAAGAAAAGGTAGAAGAAGAAAAAGTAGAAGAAGAAAAGGTAGAAGAAGAAAAAGTAGAAGAAGAAAAGGGAAAAGAAGAAAAGGGAAAAGAAGAAAAGGGAAAAGAAGAAAAGGTTTCAAAAAAAAAAATTATATTTGTAAAAAATAAAACATTGAAAAAAACAACACCTTCTTGATGATGAACGTATGAACATAAATACTAGCTAGAACATAATAAATTAAAAAAATAATTTTGAATAAAATAATTAAAATATAAAAGAATATAGACACTATATCTGAATAACCATTAGATCTTATAATAAAAAATAATAATTTTATATTCGATATGAGTATTTTTTTATTACCAAAAATAATACATAATATATGTGATGACATGAATCAAGATGATATAGATTTTAAAATGACGACAAAGAATCCGAGTATGATTATATCTCATTCACTTTATAACTCACTGTGTGATGTAAAAGTTCAAATTGAGCAAAACGATCTTGCATGGGATAACTGTAAAAAGATAATGAACCCGTATGAATTTATTCACACCACCATTCCCGGATACAAAACACAAGTGAGTAAGATGACACCATTATCGCGTTCTTTTTATAAAATGATAGAAATGTCTACTATTTTTAATTTATGTCGTAAAGATGGCGAAGAGTGTAATAGTGAAAGCGATGTAGACTTGAATAATTTACTTGATGACTATATTCATAATCTATCATCAACACAAATGACATTAACGAATTCGAATCTATCGATTCACCCATTAACCAACATGAAACACATTGAATGGTATGTCCATGACAACTATTATTATGATTCTGTATACAATGGCGGTGTTCATTGTAAAAATAGTTGTTATAGTTATAGCACTGAATATAAAATGGATGAGAGTAAAGATGATAGTGATCGTTATCGAAATGCATTTACATTATTAAAAAATAAAAATATTTTTTTTGAGAAAAATGAAACATGCACCGAAACATGCACCGAAACATGCACCGAAACATGCACCGAAACATGCACCGAAACATGCACCGAAACATGCACCGAAACATGCGTTGAAGGAGATGAAAATAACAAAGACAACAATCAACATGACAATGAGAAATTTAGATCTTTTCATTTAGCGGAAGGGCCGGGTGGGTTTATTGAAGCTGTGGTACATTTAAGAAAAAATAAAACTGATGAATATTATGGTATGACGCTAACGAATAATGATGCAAAATGTCCTGGGTGGAAAAAGAGTAAAAAATTTCTTGAAGAAAATCCAAACGTGACTATTGAAAAGGGGCTGGATGAAACAGGAAATTTATTATCGCGTGAAAATTTTACACACTGTTATAAAAAATACAAAAATAAAATGAACCTGGTTACAGGAGATGGAGGAATCGATTTTTCTGAAGATTTTAATAACCAAGAACATACTGCGATAAAATTGGTCATTGCACAAGTTGCTTATGCTTTAGCAATGCAGTCGAACAATGGGAATTTTATTTTGAAAGTATTTGATACATTTTCAAACACGACAGTTGACGTTTTGTATTTACTTTCTTCTTTATATAAAAATGTATATATCATGAAACCGCAAACAAGTAGGTACGCTAATTCTGAAAGATATATTATATGTAAAGGGTATAACTTGAATGAAAATAAACAAAGAATTGAAAATATTATTCAAAAAATATATGATAATTTTGACAATTTAAATTTAAATTTATACATTGACACTATTTTCAATTTCAAATGCAGTCGCAGTTTTATTTCTAAGTTAGAGGAAATTAATATAATTATTGGAAAGAGACAAATTGATAACATTATTACTACATTAAATTTAATATCAAATAAAAGTATTGAAAAAATTGATTACTATAAAAAAAAACACATGCAAAAATCTATAAAATGGTGTGAAAAATTTAACATAGAGTTTCATAAAAACATAAAAACTACAAATATTTTTTTAACACCGTATTTAAATGTACATTCACATTCACATTCACATTCACATTCACATTCACATTCACACTCACACTCACATTCACACTCACATTCACACTCACATTCACATTCACATTCACATTCACATTCACATTGAGATACCTAAATAGAATTAAGTTTCATACAGAAGAATGAATTATGAAAACATATTAAAAAAACATTATTTATTTTCATAAAATTTTAATAAAAATAAATAATAATATTAACTAATAATTAATTTACTATAAGTATTAAGTATTAAGTATTTAAATTATAGTAAAAGACGACTTAAAAATATATCATGAACATAATTAGCATGCAAACAACACTTCAACTTTTATATAAAACAGTGAGTGGAAGTAAAAAAAAAGAACGGTTTGAAACCATTCTTGAACCACTTCAAGCACTCATTCAAATTGCGCTATTATCTTATTTTCCGATTGGATCAAAATTAACAATACAAAATAATATTTTACATATTCAAGCGCCATCATATACGCAATCCGTGACCCGATGGTATAATAATGACACACAAGAAGATTTATTTTATTTATTTAATATTTTTTGTAGATTTAAAAAATTTTATACGGATATAAAAGCGGAACATGCAAAATTATTCGAGTTACTCATTTATTTGGCTAAAAATGGAATCAATAATTTGATTCGAACGTACAATCAAACCGATAAAACGCATGTTTTACACACGCTTCAAATGTATAAAAATATGTTGGATGGAGCAAATCATAGTCACACTCATGTGGCAGCAGCCATATCATCCATTAATATGAATCCGGTTCCGGAATCAAACCATTTTATTTCATCATCATCCACACCATCACCAAATGCTGCCGAGCATTCTTTGCATGATAAAACTATTAAAACCAACAGAAACAATAATTTTCACGAGAAAAAAAATAAAATTGCAAGAACTGACACTGATAACGTATTAAACATAACATCCTCATCCAACTCTATCTCTCTAGAATCGGAAAATGAAAAACAATTAAATAAAAAAGAAATGAATTCCGTTTACATGACTTCGTTGACATCGACACCGACATCTCCTTCTCCAGACGTTGATATGGATACCATATTTATAAAAATTACAGACCTATATTCAGATGAAATATTTCGAATCATCTATAGTACGTTCATTGAGATCCAGCGCGATGATACAAATTATATAGATTACGCAAATGGATTAAACATGATGTTACATCCGATCAATATTCGAATTAAAAAATGGATTGACGAAAATATTGTTTTTTAATCGATTAATTTTATTTTACTTTTAAGTTCATCCAATAAATTATCCATTAGAACGTTTCCAATGTCTTTCTTTTTTTGTGGCGGAAGAGGTAAAGGGGGGGGTGGCGGAGGCGGGTACGCATGCACATGTGCATTCATCGTATTAGTATTACACGGTTGTTCTTGGTCTTCATTTTTTATATATTTATTGTAATTATTATTACTGCTATTATTACTGCTATTAGTACTATTATTACTACTATTATTATTATTATTATTATTATTATTATTATTCAATGATAATGATGAACCGAATAAAACATTTCTATAAACATTATTCTCGATTTCTAAATTATTTTTTTTCAATTTCAGTGATTTAATTTTTTTAGATTGAACCTGAATCATTTTATTTGCTACTTCTAGTTTCATTTTTAAAATAGTATTTTCTGAACGAAGTTCATAACATGCTTTTTCTTGGGTACTAAAAAGTAATTTAAATTCTTCCAGATTATTCGTTATAGATACAGCGTCATGTTGTGAAATACTATTATTATTATTATTATTATTATCGTTGTTATTTTCAATTTCGCGCTGGTTTTGATATTGGTCTTGGTGTTCAACCAACCTTTTAAATTTAAAAAATGAGGGATACATGCAACAACGCCACATAATTTATAATTTATTTTACTATTTAAATTATATTATAGTTATAATTTAAATAGTAAATATAACAAATGATTATTAATTTATTTATAAAAATACATAAATAAAAATTTATTTTTTCTTGTTAATTACAAACACAATATCATCATATCTTTGTTTCACGTATCTTAAATCATACACTTCTATATATTTTTGCAAGTGTTCTGGAACAACGTTGGTCAACTCTTGAATCCAATCCATATTATTAACATCCTCGATAATGAGTATACCGTCTTCCGTCATAATATTTGTGTAAAGTTTTATAAATTGTTTCATACTTTCAATCGTGTGAGGACCATCATCTAATAGAAAATCAAATTTTAAATTTTTATATAAAAAATAATTATTAAAAAAATCTTCATTGTATGCGTCTGTTGATGTAATAAGATTTATTCTATCATTGAACTTGATGTCATCCCACACATCATCCATGTGTAAAACATCCAATGCATAAATATTGGCATTTACAAAATAATCGTGCCACAATTTTATACTACCTCCATTTGAATTTTTAAATGGACCAATTCCTATCTCTAAAACATTTCTTGCTTTGTATTTTTTGTCATGAAGTTTTTGTTCATATAAATCTAAATAAGAGTGTGCTGTATTTTTATCAGTTCTGTGGTTATCAACTAAATCAACTAGTGTTTTATGTTTATCCTTATCCTTACCGCTATTTCTAACATAATTATTTTTATTTATAATATTTTCAATCACTGGAAAAAAAGCAAGCTCATCTAAAATCTTCTTCTTCTCTCTTCGAATCGCTTCTATTCTTTTACTCCACCAATCTTCTTCGATCGCCTGTTTAATAATTTGATATGATTTTTCGAAATCGTGCATGTCCAATTGGACAAATGCTTCTGGATCAATATAATCTGCAACATTTGGACACCCATAATAAAATACAAGAGTTTCACATAAAATGGGTTCCCATATTTTTTCTGTTATAAAATTTTCTTCATAGTTGTTTTCAACCATAAAGTAATATTTATAAGGTGTATATCCCTTACTCTTATCCACGTAATGATTCCTTGATCCTCTATAATTCTTAAAATTATGTTGGTTGTCCCAATTATAAATATCCAACTTTACATCTCCTTTTTGTTCTAAAAACTTCAAAAAATCAATTCTTGCAATATGCCCTTCATCAAAATATTTTGAACTACACATGGATGATACAACATCATCAATTCTATTTTCTACCTTTAAATTTATAATTTCATTCAACTTTAACTCTAATTCCCAAAAAGCATTATTATTACATTTTTGATTTCTTCCTCTAACTGCCAAAAACTTTTTCTCATCTGGCTCTGCCCATTCACCCCACATTTTTACACCCCACAAATGCAATTCATTATTTACCCAGGGTTCCATTTGAAATACAATGGTTCGTTTCGGATCATAATAACTCTTGTCACATGGTTTATTTATAATAACCCAGTAGTCAATGTTACAGTCATCCCATGTGATTTCAATATTTTTCCATGTGTATCCACTCTGACACATGTTTGACCACGCATTGCACAAATCTTTAGAAGAGCACCAATTGCAAAGCATTTTTACTCTAATTTTATTTTCTTTATATTTTTCAAGTGGATATAATTCCTGATAATGATTTACATTTGAATTATGCAATGAATAATACGATGGATTTGATTCGTTATCAGAAAATATCCACCATTCTGCGTCATGTTTCACGTTTGTCTCTATCGGTTTCAATTTAACAACATAGGATGCCCTTGTCCACCAAAAATTCCCGCTAAAATGCGGATGATATGGAATTTCCGAATAATTGCATCCAACGATGTCATATTTATCAAGAAGTTTAATACAATCATTACTCATCAAAAAATACAACATCATGTTTCTCCAGTCAACAACTGATGGGGGGCACACATGATAAGAAACGCCTTTCGTATGCAGATATAATACTTTTGATTCTGGATTTCTTACACAAAATGAGTGCAGTATATTAATTGTTGGAATTTCAAACAAACTTATATTATCGGAATAATCTATTACATATACATTCTCTCTGTATATTTTATTTATTTTATTTCCAATATTAATCACGAATATAGCATGAAATTGCATTTTTTCTGTCTGACTCAAAATATCGTCCAAAATATCATGATTCCTTAGATTGCAGCTGTGAATAAAACAATAAATGCCGTCCGAGCTATGTATCGTATTCATATAACCATTTTTTCTTGAAATGTAATCATCATAGTATTCTTCTTTAACATATAAACCACATTTATTATCATTTTTTGAAAAATAAGGAGATGGTGCCAAGCAAGATATTTCACTCTTAAAAAATCCCAGTGTATTGAAACACACACAATTGGGATCTTTATCTGCCACCACCTTCATCTCTTCGAATGTCATATTACTTTTTCTGTATAAATCACAATCTTTTTGATCTAGTCCTTCAATAAATATATAACGGTTATCATTATCATCTTTCTCATTATTATCTTCATCATCTTTATTTTTATTTGCTTCATAATATTCCTTTTTTACATAAATGCCATCACAGTCTTTAAAATATGGAGATGGTGTCAAATTATTAAGATCGATTTTATGTTTAAAAAAACCTAGCGTATTAAAAGCAATGCAATTTTCATCGTTTTTTGCACAATCCATCAATACAGGAATCGAAGCACATTTATAAAAAGCATCATTTCCATGAAAGTCTACATTTTTAAAAAATACAAAATCACTATCAGGAACAATATCAACAAAATTCCATTCCCTTCTTAAATTTGAATTTAATAAACATCTGTTTGTTATATCAGTATCATTAAATACATAAACGTGAGTAGAATTATCTTTTGACCATTTTAAAAATGCGATCCACCAATGGAATGTAGAATCACTTAAAATAAAATAGTCACACATTAGTCCAAGATACATTTGGCCAACATCATCTTCATCAACATAAATTATATTATATTTATCCGATGCCTCAATCATACACGAAACGTCTTGTATGTCACTCAATACATATACGTTAATTTTTTTATAAGAATAAGTGTTACTGATAGTATTTCGGATAGTATTTAGAATACTTGTATATGTTGCCTTGGTAAACTTTGAATATTTAAACCCTCCATCAATTCCAATTCTAATGCCCAACATGATATTAATCGCACCACTATCAAATTTATATTTATGTAATAATCGATTTTTAATATTAGTGTCGTCTAAATTGAAATAGTCCAATAATTTTTCGCCGACACTAAAAAATAAGTCTACATTTTGACAGTATCCCGAAATCAATAAACTAATATTTTCCTTATTTGATAAATCTATTTTATTTAAAGAAAAACAGTCATTATCTAAAACGTATTCACATTTTGGTATACAACTACTACTAGTAGTAAATTTTCTTAGAATGCTATCTAAATATGACATTCTAAGGCGATTTTTACCAAATTTATTTCCAGTGCCATTATGTAACACATCGCTTGAACCATCTAAAATAATATTGATATTCTTGTCTTTATTCATTTCTTTATAATAAATAGCTACTGCTAGTTGAAATAAATTATTACCCAGTCCGCTTATTCCCGTTACATATACAGTATTATTTGATACGGTTGTAAAATCTATTTTGTCATAAATGTTCTGAATATCTGAATCTATTTCCTTACCATTTTCATTCCATTCAGAAAATACAAGTTGAGGTTGGCATTCGTAGTTTTCTAGATTTGGTATTATTTTATTTAAATAATCAATACCATGTTTGATACCATTTTTATCAATATAGTCTATCATTTTTTTGGCACCATTTCTATTGATAGAATACATAAAATAACCGCCAATGTATAAGTTTTTATTTAATGGAACTATTGCATCCTCACTTGTAGATAAATTATTATATATATGAAAATTCTTTTCTCTGTTTTCCGAAAACATGTGATACCCCAAAAAGATTGTATCTTTCGTAGAAAATATACCCGATTTCAACATAACCTGAAATCTGTTTTTAAAATTTGGACATAATACAATATCATCCTCCATTATCAAATAATATGCATCATTTGAATTTAACAACTGTTTCCATAAATTATAGTGAGTAATGGCGCAACCGATAACGCCTCTACGATCTCCAAAATCATTTCCTGCAAACAAATTTTTCATCTCAACCGTTGGAACAAGTGTTGAACCATCTGTAGCTGTAATAAACCGATATTCGCTTTGTTCCATTCCGGCATCATTTAGCTGTTGGGTTGTTTTGATTTTTCGATCTTGTCGTCGCTCTAAATTAATAATTCGCATTGGAATGTTATTTGTGTTATAAGTTTCTGTGTCTTCATTTTTGGAATTAAAAAATTGTTCTTCGTTATTTAATTGGTACGCATTTTTTTTATCCGCTTGAGTTTCAGATGTAAGTTTTCCAATATGAATGCTATTAACTTCGTTAAAATATGCAGACGTGTACCCCGAATCAAAATATCTGTCCGCATAGTCTCTCTCAAAAAATGTATTTGGAGAGTCAAAATTTCCTAGCGAAAGAACAGCACTCGTTCGAATAATCGAAGGTCTAAAACTAAAATGAGGCCAGTATGCACAATTCGATCCACACAAATTTGGTTCATCTTTTATGTGAAGTTTAAACGTATTATTCATGTTCTCTATCGCGCTCCCTATGACTTTGCCACCAACCATATTATAATGACTTATAACTTCGGCGTAATTCTTATTGAACAGTATTTGATGAATTCCATCGGATTCATATTTATCAAGGAAAGAAACGGAATCTGTAACATAATTACATTTATTTATAAATAACCAGTCATCTTCCAGATGCAAATAAAACCTCGGTTTGAATTCATTTAACTTGTCCCAAATAATATTCATACTTTGTCTATGACCCTTTTCATGAACATTTTTAAAATAAAAATCAAAAAATGGATACATTTTCATCATTTGTTCTCTGTCTTCATCGGAAGAATTGTCATCCACACAAAAAAAATGCGTAATTTTATTAACGTCGTTACAATTATTTATAAAAGAATTCACAGTTTTTTGAAATAAATCAAATCTTTTACATGAAGTCATCGTAAGAATTACATCATGATGATGATGTTCAACATTATCTACGCTTTTTAAAGAAAGAATTTTAGAAGAGTCGTAATGAGTTAAAAGTGGCGTAAATTTATCTTTCATCTTGTCAGTAATATCAACAATGTGTTTTTTTAAATTTCCAGTTTCCAAGTAAATTTGTTTTACGAATGCAAGGTAATCATAAAAAAATGTTAGATTTTCAGCGATACAATCAATAAAATCAAGATAAAACTGAAGATTATAAACAATATTTTCTTTTAGTGAAATATTCAATGCATTTTCGTATCTAAAAAGGGTGTGAAAAGACGAAATAGCAAGGTTGTGTTGATTTACATAACAAGCGATTATTGTAAATTCATAATCCAGTAAATATTTATAAATATCTTCCATGACAAAAAGTTTATCAAGAAGATTGCGCGTTTTATTCTTCTCAATCCAATTATAATAATGATAAGCCAACTGAAATTTTCCTTTTTCGCGACAATGTTTAATGATATAATAAATTCCTTCACATCTCTCCGGATCTGCATCGAAAGATAAAGCCCAATAGTAAAAAGCGGCCTCCATATTATTACTTTCTTTATAGAGTTGACCAATTGTCACATAAGAATAATACACTTCTTGATTCCACCCACCATGGCTAATTCTTTTTTTATACCATTCAATCGACTTTGTAGCATTTCCCGCATCTTTATAACTTTGAGCACAGTAGAAAGAATATCGAACCATAATATCATCTTTTAGTTTTACCGCGTCATCATACGCCTTTTCGAGAGTTAGCGCATCATCTCGATATTTATTTGGGTTGTTACTTCTCGCGCCAGATTTACCCGAAATAAGATGATAATTTCCTTCAATGTTTTCAAATTTGCAGCTGTAGTTTTCATTCGTGCAAATAATATATTCATGCAATACACCCATAAATTTCCAGTGTAATCTATTATTTACGAGTAAAAGTCGAACGTATGAAAAATTATCACCAAATTTCAGATGGTATCCGTCAACGTTCAACTCTTTCGGTAAAACAAATTCTCCAATGATTCGATCGTCTGCATCAAAAATCAACAAGTAATCCGTTTTATTAAACGCCTTTGATAATGCATCACTTCTATTAAATCCAAAATTTTTCCACCCTGTTTCATGCAACTCTCCATTTATATTTTTAGCTTTGAAAAAATCAGAAATTATTTGTTTTGTATTATCGGTCGAACCTGTATCAACAATTACCCAGTAATCAAAATCTATATAGTGACAAAGATTTTCAAGTGTTGAAGCAATTATATGAGCCTCATTCTTTACAATCATATTCAGACAAATCGTTTTATTATTATGCATTGAATGTAATATAACCGTAACCTTATTTTTAGTAAAATATAAAAAAATATATTTAAATCATTATTTCATGTATTATACACGACATTTATTACATTATTGCACTCATTTTTTTATATTGTATAATATATATTTATTATATATACATATATACTATATTTTATACAGCAAAATAAATAAACAACTTTACATAAAATAATATAAATGTCAGAAAAGTCAAATATTATTTTATCAACGCTTACATCGTATGATGTAAATAAATATAAACCACTGGGAATCGTTCGAGGATTGAATGTTCATGGCGTTTCATTATTCAGGAATATTATTGGCAACTTATCATCACTTTTTGGTGGGAAAAATAATGCAATTAATAAAAAAGTGGACGATGTATACAATGACGCAATTGATGAACTTATAAAAAATGCAATGGTCGCGTATCCAGGAGTTGCCATGATCTCTGGTGTAGAAGTGACATTAAGTGAGACAAAAAATGTCATTATATGTGTTGCAACGGGGACTGCGCTCATAACTCGATCACTGTCATCGCCGTTATTGAAATCGGACTGTCCCAGAAAAGTTCAAACACGTCGTAAACCACATAGATAGATAGTATATAAACATAAATATAAACATAAATACGGAGAGAATTCTGTTTTTATTGTATTTATGTATTTAGGATTGTTTCAATTTGGAACATCCATACAATTCTTTCAATATATTGAAATTCTTAATAGTTTTTTTTATTAATTTATAACTCCATACTATACTCATAAAGTACAACGTTATAATAACAAATTGAGTCGTGTAACGAAAATTATAAAAATGATTTTTATTCACAAGTGTAAATAAAGAAAGTTTAATAACTCTAAAATAAGAATACCATAACATTTGAAAAAACTCAGATATAATATTCAAATGAAAATAATTTGCATACTCTTTATGTAAATGATAGGAAACATACAACATAATATTCGATGTTTCAAGAATGTTATAACCATATAATAAATGATACTTACTTTCTTCTGATCTTGAAATGGATGCATTCAACAAATAAATTGCAATAAAATGGTGAATAATAAAAGGAAATCGTCGTTTAAATTCATCTTTCGACTTTAATTTATAAATACACGAAATAATGTACAACAAATCATGTGTATAATATCCAATACTCATGTGCACCGCATAATCTATGTTATAATCATAATTATGATGAACTATAAATAATAGACAATGAATTAAACTAACGATATTATTGGATACTACTTCTTGTTTATATTTTGATATTTCATTTGTAATTGTGTTCCAAAAACAAACGAGAGGGACAAGGTAACTAATGTTTAACATGATATACTTAATTTACTTATATATATTTAAATATTTAAACATTATATATTTAAATGATATTTATAAAGTAAAAAAATATGATATATGTAAAACTGGCATTGGATCTATCTGGATTTACAAATCAAATATTTTCATTAATAAGTGGTATATTATTAGCCATTATAAACGGAGACAAGATTGTATTTGTAGATTATTTTTTAAATGATTTCTCTAAAAAAAAATACACCAAGATATCAGAAATATTAAATATTTCAGTTATAAATAATTATTTATATTTAAAATATGGTGTAATAATTGTCGACAAATATATGAATGACTTTAAATTTAATTATATTAAATATGGAATAGATAATAAATATTATTATTTAAATTGTTATAACTATCCTCTTCGTATAAAAAAGGATACACAATTCAATTCTTTTTATGGAGACCCTTGTCCAAATTTTTATAAAGAATTAATCATGAATTATAGTATATATGGATACAATATTAATGAAAGATATCCAGAAAATTTAAAAAATGATTTGATTATTGATTATGAAAATTCTGAATATGTATCAACATTTTCATGGATTAACACATACAATAAAGATATTTTTGAAGATATATTAATTCATATTGTTTTCAATGATAAATTGATAATACAATCACAATCACAAATACAGAATATTTATAACATGAAAAAATTTTCAACAAATAAAATAAACGTAATGCATTTACGTTTAGAGAGTGATGCTATTCGTTACTGGTCAGGAGTGAATAATATGACACAATTAAATTTTAAAAATATGATTGAAAAAAAATATATTGACGTATTAAAAAAATATATTGATAAGGAAGAGTTAACAATTATACTAACAGATTCAAAAATAAATGACGTGTTCGAGTACTTACAAAATGAAAAATATCACTACACTACATTAGATAAAATGTATGACGACAGAGAAATGAATGCAGTCATTGAATTATTAGTTGCAAATACATGTAACAATAAATTTATTGGTAATTTTAATTTTAAAAAATTAAATGGTAGCACATTTAGTTATTTTATTTGTAAAGTCTTGGATTCGAAAGTAGAAAAAATAATGATTGATTTGGATAAAATACAAGATGATGAGCAAGTAATTACTCACTGTTAAAAATATAATATAATATACGTATAATGTATATGTATAATAAAAATGTCAACCAATTCAAATGTGAATAAGTGTAAAACAAGCTGTTGCATTTTCAACTACTATACACAAACCGCATATAATCCGAACCCAACGCGTTTGTGGTCGAGATTTGGTTACGTGTGTCCGTGCCCTACTGGCCAAGCGCAATGTTCCACCGATTTTGTCAAATTGGATGAGCGAAGAAAAGCTGAAATTTTAAAATACAAGGCGAATAGCAGCAACATTACAAAAAAACAACAGTATGCCAGTGCCGCAAGTAATCGTTGGCTCACGAGTCGAAAGCGATGTTGGGCAGCGCAAACCGACACGTATACAAATCCGAATACAAGTACATTGCAAAGAGTAGGAGACGTTCTCGTTTGTAATAACAATAATGTAAGTTGTTCTTTAACGAGTGATGCCGACGTTCCCGGAAGAATTCAAAGGCTTTGTTACAATCCGACAGTTCCATTGTATAACTATAAAGTAACAAGAACGTATAGTTCCGGAGGAACAAAATGGCCGCAATATTATGGACCCGAACCACCCCAACCACAACCATTTCAAAAATAAAATTAGTTTAAAATTGAAGTAAAATTTATTTTGATATTTTATAAAAATTTTAAAAATAATTATAGAAAATGGGAAATAACATATCTTTAGAAGAAAATGAGAATGGAGGTGAAGGCAGTGACGTTGAAATGAAATCAGGTTCCTCTACCGAATCTAGAGAGAATTCAAATATTGATGTTCAACCGACAATAATAAAAAAATTAAAAAGGGGTTCAAGTGATGCTTTAAAAAAACGAAGATCAACATCAAAAAATGGAAATACGAGTGCATTGAAAAAAACAAAAAATAATAGACGGCGCTAATTTATCTTGCCTGCTACCTTTATATATGGATTTTGATACATTCATTCCAAGCAGTGATTATAGCAGAGGCGCATAGCCTAGTGGGTAATCCGCGATTCGAACAAACACACGAGACAATCCAATGTTCGAATCCTGAAATAGTCACTGTGAATTTTCCCTTCAAACAAACAGACAAAAATCAACAAAAAATTGTAGGGATATATAAATTCCTTTAGTAGCTTTACAGAAGCTACTCGTCATAGCGCAAGCGACGTAAAACTTGAGCATTTATAACCGGCATGGCGCAGGGGCAGCGCGCGGGGCTCATAACTCCGAGGTCACTCGATCGAAACGAGTTGCCGGTATCATTACACTTTAGTAGCTTTACAGAAACTACTCGTCATAGCGCAAGCGACGTAAAACTTGAGTATTTACCGGTATAGCTCAGCGGCAGAGCGTCTAAAACACCGTCCTCTATCAACAAGACACGCAAATGTCCGAATTTGAAGATGGTTATCGCCTTATAAGCGGAAGGTCACAGGATCGAAACCTGTTGCCGGTATCTAATCCTTTAGTAGCTTTACAGAAACTACTCGTCATAGCGCAAGCGACGCAAAATTTGAGCAACCACAATCCCCTGTAGCGCAGAGGAAGCGCGCCGTAAAACACCGTCGTCTGCCAACAAGACGTGCAAATGTCCGAAATTGAAGATGGTTATCGCCTTATGAGCCGGAGGTCACACGATCGAAACGTGTCGGGGGAATACATATAAACGGGGATGGCGCAGAGGAAGCGCGCGGGGCTCATAACTCCGAGGTCCTAGGTTCAATCCCTAGTTCCCGTATATCGCATCACATCGCACCGGTGCATCAAGGCACTAGAGCAACTAAGCCGGCGTAGCTCAGAGGAAGAGCGCCTAAAAACCCGTCTCTTGCACCATGACTGAATAAGTCCGAATTAGAGATGGTTATCCGCTCATAACGGGGAGGACGTAGGATCGAAACCTACCGCCGGCATATCATTCCAATTTACCAGCTTTAGAGAAGCTGGTCGTCATAGCTAAGCGACGTGTAAAACACAGTAGTAATAAGTCTCGATGGTATAGATAGTTGTTAGAGATAGAATTATTTTTTTGAAAACATTTTTATTATCAATAATTTATAATATATTATTGATAATAAAAATGTTTTCAAAAAAAATTGCTTATATAGAATATAATAAAGTACACCAAGAAATTATTCCAATTTTTGTTTATTTAGCAAAAATTAATAATATTAAAATAGATATATTTTTATTGAATGATAATCTTAATAATAATGTATTTTATTATATAGATCGCAATAATTTTAATAATTTTGAAGTAAAATCAATTGATAATTTAGAAAAAGAAATCAAAAAAAATAAATATGATATAAGTATTTTAGGATCTGGTGAAACAAACTTATGGATAAATGATTTTTTAAATTTAAATATACCAAATAAATTAATAATTAGACATAATTATACTTATTATAAGTACGGGGATCATAAAATTAAAGAAATTGTATTAGGTGAACATATATTAAAATTAAATAATAATTTAATATCAATTTATCCAATATATTTTGGAAATTTTGATTATAATTTACGTAAACAAAACTATTATTTAATTCAGGGAAATTTAGAATATAAAAGAAGAAATTATCTATCTTTAATTAACTGTTGTTTAGAATTAAAACAAAGACACATTTTAAGCGATAGAGTTAAATTTATTATATTAGGTAGATTTTCACAATTCACAAATAAAGACTATCCTGTAAAACTAGACGGTAATGATTTTCTTCAAAGAATAAACAATAACAATATAAAAAGTTATTTTGAATTTGTATATGATGCAACAGAATATATTAAATATTTTGAAATAATAAATCAATGCAAATATATTTTACCTTTAATTGATGAAACTTATAATCATAAATATTTTCAAAATAAAACTACTAGTTCTATAAATATTGGAATTGGTTTTAAACAAACTTTTATTATAAATGAAACTATAGCAGATGTATATAAAATAAATGGTATTAAATATAAGAAGTCTAATATACTAGAGGGTATCTTAACAAGTTTAGAAGATAATAAAAATTACAATAATTATGAGTATTTTTTGGAAACAAATTTATCTAATTTTAATAATATTATAAGATAAAATATAATAATAAAGATTTAGAATCAAAAAAAAAATAATTAATGATTTAATTATGTTTTTACTGCATATGATTCCATAAATAACAAGCAAGTTTGAATTAAAATGGTTGGTTATCCGAATCCGATCATAACGGAATGTAGGATTGAAACATGCGGTCACTTATCTTCAATCTGAAAAGTAACTTTTTCATCGTACCAATTACCCGACAAGTATGGCGGCATATTGTTCTTCAAAGTTGACATGTTGATGCTTGTATTCGGACCGCTTGAAACAATTGAATTGATTTCAGATGTTCCAATCGATGAATTGTAATATTTCAAGTCGGCAATGTAGCCATTAAATCCACCATTTTGGCAAATGTAGACGTCATCATAGTTCTGATTTGGAACGCCGTCTGTAAATGTTTTTCTCTCGGTCAAACGCCCATTAATATAAACATCCAGATTATTGTTTGTGAGTCGAATGACAACATTAAACCATTTATTAATCGGCATGTTATCAATTGTAATCGGAGTATTTGTATCAGTTTTGCAACCGGGCGTTGTTGTTGAATCCATTACAACCGTGAGCGTGTTTGCATTACTTAAATAAAGACCGGGAGCATTATTTGAAAAAGGAGTACAATTACCGTTTAAAGAACCGGAGTTGAAGACGCCTTTACTAAAAATATGCGAAAAATTTGCAGCAGTTGAACTCGATGTCACAGGTTTAAGAAACACCCAAATGGACCATGTGAATTCCATTCCTTCCGTTTCGTTGACGGAACGAATGATTGGCATTGACGATTGTGATGACGGATCTTGGCTGATTATAATGGGCTGTGTTGCATCAGCGATTCCAGATACAAGCGTCATATTCTGGCTAGGGGCTAACAACCACGACAAGAGAGAAATGCAAATGCGTAAAAGGATAAAAAATAAAATAATTACCAGCATCAAGAATGCAGTTTTTGCAATAAGTGTATTTGATTCCAGAAAATCTTTACTACCAGATACATCAGATGATGAACCAAATGAAGAAGTGAATCTGGAAAAATACGACGGAGAAGATCCAGATGATGAAGACGACGACGACGACGAATTTGAAAAAAAACCGCTGTTACTGGGAGATGAAGAATAGGATGGAAAACTAAAAGACATTTTTATATTTTCTTATCTATTAAATTTTATATATTTTATGTATTTTATTTATTATATTATACTAATAAGTTTTTTATAAATATATTATAAATATAAATATAATATTTATAAATATTTTATAATAATTGCGTTTGTTATAATTATTATAAATTTTAATTAAAATGCACGTTTGAAGTTAAAAGGTTTTTTATTCCTAAACAACAGTTTGTTGAGTAAATATTGTCATATATTTTTCATTCACATCTTTCGAAGCATAAACAAATGATCTAAATATTTTATTTTCTTGTTCCTCTTTTACTATTTTTTGTTTTAGTAAAACAACTTTTTCGTTAAAATTTTTATATTCTTTTTTATATTTGTTACCGGTATATAATTTCAAGTCACCATAAACATTAAAATTCGGAGAATAAGTAACTGTAAAGATATAAATTAAATATTTAATCTGTGAATCAAAGTTAATTATATCAGTAAAAACAGTTTTTTGATATACAAATGTTTGAGAATGCAATAATCCTCCAACTAGTAGTAATATCTGAAGTAGTTTTTCTGTAGAATAGTTTATCACATCATTCTTATTATATTCATTTGATAATATATTATATTTACTTATATCCATATTTTTTGTATTCGTTTTATTCATAATAGCATTCGTATATTGTTTAATTTCATGTAAATTTTCTTCAAAACCCATAATCCATGTATGATTATCTGTGTCTAAATTTCTCGTTATATATTTTTTATAATACGTATCAATGTCGAAATCTTTTATAAAATTATTGATCCAGTTATTTACAAATTGAATATACTTTGGATTATTATATAATGCTACACCGAATAAAACTGATGTTTTAAGAAGTAGTTCTTTCGCCTCTAAAGCTTTTAAAAAAATATTATCACTCGTTGATTCATCATCAGATATTTCAAATATTTTTAATAATTCATTGTCTTTATTTGTAAGACGGCATTTAGCCATATTAACTATATACGCAGTAAATAAATGCCAAAGCGCGTGAAATTGTGTATGAATAAGAAGTAATTGCATATAAGCATTCTGAACTATATTTAACCATTCATCATGTGTTGCATTTATAATCTTTCCTGTATTCTCATATTGTATTCCCTTTAAAGACAAAAAATTTATTCGTTTAGTTTTGTCATAATCAAATATTAGAATAAGATTTTTAAAACCATTTTCTTTTTTAATAAAATTTCGCAATATATTTATGTCGTTGTTTGACGATTTAGAATCTAATTTGATAATTAAATTATCTTTAAAATCATCTTCGCCTTCTTCTAAACATTGACAATATATTGTATTAGAAACGTATTCTGCTAATAAGTTCATGTTTTTTGACACGTTAATTGGATAATATTTGAATATATTGTTTGAGCTTACATTATTTCTATTGATTTTCAAGATTAACATGTATTCATCTCTAACAAGTTTACATTTGTTATAAATATTTTTTTCTTTCTCATATACATCTGCATCTACTAGTAATCTAGAAAAATCATATAGTTCAGAATATAATTCACCCGTTTTAAAAACATCTTTTTTATTATTCTGATACGCTAATAGTACATTTTTATCATCATTAGAATATTTTTCTTTATTTTTGTAAATACGATTTAATTGATATCTTAAAATATATCTTTTAATTATATTACGTATATCACTAACTGAAAACGCCATCCTTTATATTTATTTTATAAAATAAATTTTATAAAATAAATAAATATATTGTTTTTTTATTTTTCATTTATACTTTTTCTTACACTTTTTCTTACACTTTTTCTTACACTTTTTCTTACACTTTTTCTTACACTTTTTCTTACACTTTTTTGACGACGATGATGAAACAATGGAACTGTTGATTCAAATGTAGTCCATGGTTGAGAAATTCTGTCATGCAAGTACGGTTTTAAAGATTCCCACTGTAAATTTCGTTCACAAAATTCGTCCTTATAAAATGGCGTTCCGCACGATGATCCCCAAATTCCTGCGAATTTTAGTTCACGCGCCAAGTCACTAGTAATCACTTTACCGTCTACAGCTCCTCGCGGTGCATAAGGTTTGGGACGGTCGGCTTGCGACATGAATGCGCGGTCATCCAGCTCATAATGCGAACAAACCGTGCGCGAACATAAATTGATTTTATTCAAATACACGTCATAATGGTCAGCTATAATTTGTTTTGCCACATGCTCGTCAATTGCACCCTTGTGTTCTCGCATGAGCTGTTCTAACCGAACGCGTCGCGCACCCTGATGTCGTCGAATGTCATCATATCCGCTGTTCACACTTTCCAGGTTTCGTATGCGGGGATCGTATGCGGCGTTAAACCCAATAAAATATCCATTTTTTGTTCTCTCGACTGGCGCATATTTAAGACCAAGTTCGATCCTCATAATTTCGTTCGTGTTGGTGTCACCCAAGTACCACGTGGATGCATAATCTCCAGAATTATTTTTCGTTAAATGCGACACATAGTCATCAAGCGTGTTTCCGTATTGCATGGCATGTCGAATCCTGCAACAAATCGGATCCTTGTTTTCATACGCGTTGAATCCGCCTAGAGTTGTTTCTGTTCCAAAAATACCACTACTGCACGTGAAAAAATCGGTGCCGCTAAATATATAACCTGGCGCCCCTTGAAACATCATGCGATGGCCGCTCGACGGTACAATTGTTATAATTATATTGAAGTATTGACCGTCGATAAAATTATCAAATGTATTGTGAGCGCAGACAATTTTACCGTCTTTTGTGTACGAACCGACCGCAATAAAAGAAGAACAGCGATCATCGGCGCCTTTCCAGTTATTTCTTCGCATGACTTTACCACCACCTTCTCCGCTTATTTTTGAGAGCTGAGAAGACCCATATGACCACGATTTCAACCCTTCAATACGAATGTCCAGCAATTTTTCATATTTTTCATTCAATGCTTTGTCGTTTCGATCTTCCAACACTTGCGACAAAGACGCATACAAATAGTCCAAACTAACAAAACAATTCCACATTACAATGAAATCAGCGGACTGACCCGACCCTTTTGCAATTCCCTCTATTTCTTCATACAACTCTGGAAAATTCATTTTGATTTGTGGTTTGAAAAAATCATTTGACATTTCAATGAATGTTTCAAAGGGTCGCCCATAATCTTCATACAAACTGTATTTCAACATGCCGCGTATTTCCTCTATTTCTGTTTTAAGAAGTTGCCCATGAGCATATCCGCGAGCATACGGAGCACCTCTAATTGTAATACATTTCCAACCATTTATTTCTCTTTTTAACCCATTTTTAATGTTGTTATTATATTTTTTTTTAAACGATTTTAATGATTTCTTTATTTTTTTATTTTTATTCATGATTAAATGATTAAACTATTCTATTTATCCTTATTGTTCCCGTTCTCCTTATATTAATGATATAAATAAATAATAAATAATAAAAAATTTTATTATAAATGAATAAAAATTATTATAATAAAAATTTTTATTATTTTACTTTTACCATGGAACTCTATAATCCAAACTGACTAAAGTCCGACATTACAGGTTGCGGTAAATAAGTGTCATTTTGTCCGGAGTAGTTTGGAACTTTCTTGCATTCAAATGCTGGTTCTGGACACCGTGCGCACGGCGGACAGGGCGGGCATTTTTTGTTTTCGCCGCTTGGACATGCCATAACGGGAGGACACGCCGGACAAACGGGTGGAACCACTTGAGATTTCAAAATATACAAATCTTCGTCACCGGGTGGAATTTGAGAACGCGACACGTAATTAGAATTAGAACCGCGCCCCCCCCTTCCAGCTGATAAAATATTATCATTTTCAACGTTTGGATACTTGTTTACATTTCCATAACTATTTATATTGTTGTCTTCATTGTCATCATCATTATAATCTTCCTTACTACGATGTGGTCCAATTTTTTTACCTTTTGCAAGTTTTGAATCCGAATACTCAATTGTTTCTTGGTCTAAATTTCTATACATGTCATCATAATTTGAAAAATGTTGATTTTTAATTTTTGAATTGTCTTCATTTGGATCAGGATTCAACAATTGGTCTTGTTCAACCTTCGGATACTTGTTATCATTACTATTTTCATAACCTTCACGCATAAAACTTCCTAAACATGAAGAACACATTAAAGCCAACATAAGTATGATAAAAATATGAACACCATCCATTTTCATTTTTTAATTACTGGTTTATTAGATATATATATTTATGAATATATATTTATTGGGAAAAAATAATTTGTAATTTAAATATTGTTTGTTAAAAATCATTCTTATTAAAAGTATTTTCTTATTAAAAGTATTTATTTAATTAAAATTGAAAAATACAACATAGAATATATAACCACTATAAGACCAAAGTCACTTTAGGTAATATACGAGAATGCTGCTTTTATGTTTTGATACAGAGACAACCGGTTTACCTGAAGGACGAAACACTTCCATTTATGAAACAAATAAATGGCCACACATTGTTCAACTAAGTTTTATGATGTACGATACTGAAAAAAAAGAAGTGGTTCAAGAATATGATGAAATTATAAAAATTGGAGAACATGTTGAATTAACTCCTAAAAGTGTTGAAATTCACGGGATCACAAGAGAAATTATCGAAAAATGTGGAATACCAATTACCGAAGCATTGTATGCATTCAAATACGCTCTCCGAAATTCTCACTGTGCGATAGGACACAACTTGTCGTTCGATAAACGCTTATTGATTGTTGAGTCTATTCGAAACAAAGGTTTTGACAAAAGCGATGACTCAATCATTCAACTACATTTCGGAAAAGAGTTTTGCACCATGCTCAACTCGGTTGACGTTTGTAAAATAAAAATGCTTCGAAAAGATGGATCAATCTATTACAAATATCCGACACTATTGGAATTACATCAGCATTTATTCCGAATTAAACCTCATAATGCACACAACTCAAAAGTGGATGTTCTCATTTGTCTTCGTTGTTATTGTGAATTAGTGTTAAAATATGACTTGTCGAGAGAAAGTCGTCAATTTCGAAGAATGTATCGAGAATTTTGCACATTGTTATGACGTAGATAAACATATTTATTTTAGTATTACGCAACTATCATAACATAATATTTTTATATTTTTTTTTAATATTGCATTATATTAATAAAAATGAATACCAACACCAACACCAACACCAACACTGACAATACGCACTATAACTATAATAACTATAATAATACGAATGAAACGAATGCGACTTTAATAGAAAATTTATTAGTCGAGTTATATAACGAATTCAGTAATAATGTGAATTTAAATAGTATGGACTTTAACTACTATCATTTTTTCTATATTTATAATATTTACATAAATATGTATAATGATGAAGGCGCGTTATATAATACCATATTACAAATGTTTAATGAATACAATTATTTTTTAAATGACTATAATGATTTACAAACAAATATTGAAAATATTTCACCAGATGTAGTACTAGAGAGAAATAGAATAAAATTTACAATAATAGAAAAAAATGCTCATGAATACACAGACGCTTGTTGTTCAATATGTTTATGTCATCATAATGATTTAGAACAACAAGAACAACAAGAACAACAAGAACAACAAGAACAACAAGAACAACAAGAACAACAACAAATTATAAAAATAAAATGCAACCATATTTTTCATGTAAATTGTTTATCAAAGTGGGTTGCTCAAAATAAAAATACATGTCCAATGTGTAGAGATGTAATGGAATAATAAATGAAATTAAAAGTTAGTTATATATCTCTCTCTACATCTGCGTCAATCTTTTTATTTTTATCCTTATTTTTTTCTTCTTTTAATAATATTTTTTTTAAATGCGGAAGCGAGTTACTTCGTTTATTATTAAGTGTATGAAGATGATATAAATGATTATACTCTTTAATGGGATTTATGAATAGTTTTTTTTTAGGATTTATACTATATATTTTTGTATTACATGTGTATTGTCCACATAATAAATAGCAAACATCTTCATCCAAATAAATACGATAATTTTTAATGTCACTTTGATTCATAAATTTGGGCTCTACCAAAGGATTAAATGTAACCGATTCATGTAAATATCCATTTTCTAAAAATAAATCAGAAACAGCCCCGGCAACCGATAACCCTGTTCCAATATAATAATAGTCACTAGTAGGATATTTTTTTTGAAACTCTATAATATCATTTACGCATTCATTATACCGTTTTAATTTTGTTACACTACTTCTAAACATCGCGGTTCGAATGACTATCGTATAAATATCGTATGCAGAAGTAAAATCTGTATCTTGTAAACCAACAAGTATAATTTTTGGTGTTTTGATATTTTGATAAAATTGCAACTTATTACATTTTTTTAAAAATTTAAAACCTTCTAATTCTATATTATTATCCCACATTTCACTTATTAATTTTAATAATATTTTATAGGATGGAACGAATTCGCTTGGAACGTGTGTATGAATATGCGAGTAATTCTCTTTTTGTTTATAGATCTTTAAAATAGTATTTGTAAAAAACCCTCTATTGTTTTTTTTTTGATTTTTTTCTTTGATTTTCATTGTATACCAATATAATATATTATTATATTGATATAATTATTTTATTAAAAAATAATATTACCAAAATACCAAAATATGCCATATTTATATCTTTTTTAATAAAAATCATGTTATGACGAGCACATTGTGCATGTATCCTCTTCTTCATCCTGAAGAAATTGAAGGTTAGAATTCTTTTCATCACGGTTTTCCGCATTTGTTGACGCTAAAGTCGGCGGCTCAATTGTAAACTGCTGTGCTTGATGCTTGGGTTTCCTTCGCAAATAATAAAGCCCCGTTTTTAGTCCCTTTGTCCAAGCATAAAAATGCATCGACGTAAGTGACTTGTAGTTCGGTTCCTCCATCCACAAATTCAAACTCTGACTTTGGCAAATGAATACCGCTCGATCCGCCGACATGTCAATCACATCCTTCATCGGTATCTCCCAGACCGTTTTGTATTTGTTGCGCACATGCTCGCTCAACTGCGTCAAATGTTGTATGCTTCCGCGATTGGCAATAATATTATTCTTTAACCGCTCGTTCCAAAGTCCCATATCAATAAGTTCGCGCATCAAGTACTTGTTCATCACTATAAATTCACCCGCTAATGTTCTTCTTGTATAAATATTACTCGTAATCGGTTCAAACGCTTCATTGTTTCCGAGAATTTGTGACGTGCTCGCAGTTGGCATGGGTGCAACCAGTAACGAGTTTCGAAGTCCGTGTTCAATTATGGATGCTTTTAGCGCGGTCCAGTCATATCGCGCATTTCCAGGATCGTATTCCCACATGTCAAATTGTAAAACACCATCAGATGTAGGCGACCCTTTAAATGTTTCATATGGTCCGTGCAATTTCGCAAGTTCCAACGACGACTCTAGTGCTGCGTGATATATGGTTTCAAATATTTGTTTATTCAGTTCTTTCGCTTTATTATCAGCAAATGCATAATTCATCATCATAAACACATCGGCCAGCCCTTGCACTCCTATTCCGATTGGACGATGACGCAAGTTACTCTTCCTTGTTTTCTCAGTAGGATAATAATTAATGTCAATAATTCGATTCAAATTATAGGTTACGACTTTCGTTACCGCATGCAGTGCTTCAAAATCATAACAAGGCACACCGTTGGAATCTATGGTCGCAGGTTTCACAAATTTGTTCAAAGCAATGCTCGCCAAATTGCAGACCGCGGTCTCAGTATCATCAGAATATTGAACGATCTCCGTGCAAAGATTTGAACTCTTTATGACTCCCAAATTCTGCTGGTTTGATTTCTTATTGCATGCATCTTTATACAATAAATACGGCGTTCCCGTTTCCATTTGACTATCCAGGATTTTAAACCACAAATCTCTGGCTTTTATCTTCGTCTTCTCCCGTTTCTCGCTCTCATAATGATGATACAAGGAATCAAAATCGTTTCCGCACATGTCTGAAAGACCGGGGCATTCGCTTGGAGAAAACAAGCACCATTCCTCATTTGCTTTTACTTTTCTCATGAATAAATCCGGAATCCACAGCGCATAAAACAAGTCGCGCGCTTTCAGTTCCTCGTCGCCGTGGTTCTTTTTCAACTCTAAAAACTCGCAAATGTCTGCATGCCACGGTTCCAAATAAATTGCAAAACTGCCATTACGACGTCCGCCTTGATCAACATATCGCGCTGTGCTATTAAACACGCGCAACATTGGAACAATTCCGGTTGAAGCACCATTGGTTCCGGAAATTAAACTGCCCTTGGCTCTAATATTATGAATATGAAGTCCTATTCCACCTGCCCATTTTGAAATGGCTGCACAGTCACTCAACGTATTAAAAATTCCACCCAGACTGTCTTCCTCCATGGCAATCAAATAACACGAACTTAGTTGGGGGCGCAGCGTGCCTGCATTGAACAGTGTCGGAGTTGCATGCGTAAAATATTTTTGCGACATTAGGTCATACGTTTCTTTTACTCGTTTCAAGTCATCGCCGTGTATACCTATCGCAACGCGCAACCACATGTGCTGCGGGCGTTCGATAATTTTTCCATTTATTTTCATTAAATATGAGTATTCCAGAGTTTTCAGTCCGAAATATTCGATCAAGTAATCGCGCTTATACTGTATCATACTTTCAAACACTTCTTTATATTGAGTAACGACATTCATAAGTTCGTGTGATACCAGAGGTGAATGAACAAATTTTCCATTTTTATTGTCATAAAGCGTTTTCATCGAGTCGTAGAACGAGTCGCTCGTATTTTTATGATTGTTGGATACGGTAATGTAACTGGCCAGGGTTATATAGTCGGGATGCAACGTGGATAAAGTGGCGCACTGTTCTGATGTTAACTCGTCAATTTTCGTCGTGGATATTCCGTCATACAATTGGTCAATCACTTTGATAATTAGCGATGAATAATTTATGGAAGTAATTGCTGCCATTTTTCCCAAATTTTTTACGCGATTCAAAATTTTATCAAATGCAATATTTTGAAATGTTCCATCTCTCTTTTTCACACGCATTTCTTTTTCTTCTTCCATTGTCGTTCCAATGACTATTTCACTCATTTTTTTATCTGGTGATATTATTCTTTGATAATATTTGTTTAAATTTATTTCACTCAATTAATATTATTTTTTTAAAAGAAAAAACATTTTGTTTAAATTTATTTCACTCAATATTATTATAAATTCATTTTACTTTAAATAATAAGATTATAATTTAAAGTAATATAAAGTAAGATATAATAAATAAATACACAATTAAAATGTCAAAACTACATCCAAATCCAAATAACAATTTTTTTATTGAGATAATAAATACAAAAGATGAATTGGTAAAATCAGTATCAAAAAATGACATATTAACACATTTTGAAAAAATAATTACATGGCAAAATATATTTTTTATGATGGGAATATCTGGAATATGGATTAAATATAATATAATTTCAATCGCGTCATTTTCTATTTTTTTAGTAAGTAGGTGGGTTATAACGGCACATCATGTGTGTCACGGTGGTTATGATAAATGTGATAAATATCCATATAAAAGAACAACATTTGGAGTTGGATTAAGAAGATTTATTGATTGGTTTGATTGGTTTAGTGTTGACGCATGGAAATTTGAACATAATAAATTCCATCATTATTATTTAAACGAATTATCTGATCCAGATTTAATTGAAGAAATACATGAAAAATATCTTATTCATAATAGTTTTTTTATGAAAAATATAAAACTTATTTTTATCATGACAACATGGAGGTGGATATATTATACATCTAATACATTTTATACATGTTACTCAAAATGTAAAACAGAAACAACATTATTGAATAATATATTTTTTATTAATAGAGATGTTTCATATGCATTTGGAAAAGTATTTTTCCCATATTTAATATTTAGATTTATGTTAACACCGTTATGTTTTTGTTTATTATTTGGTTCGTCTTATTTTTTTTATAGTTTGATAAATCTAATGTTAGCAGAATTATTCGCAAATATATACTCATTTACTATCATCGCTACGAATCACTGTGGATCGGATTTGTATAGATTTTATAATTCAGATGTATCTGAAAATGGTAGAATATATAGAGCCATTATAGGCAGTGTTAATTATCCATATGGTTCAGAAACTACCGACTTTCTTCATGGATACTTGAATTATCAAATTGAGCACCACATGTTTCCTGATTTAAGCTGTTTAGAATATAAACTACTAGCTCCAAAAATTAAAAAAATTTGTGAAAAATATAAAGTAAATTATATACAAGAAAATGTTTTAAAACGTTTATACAAAACCTATAAAATATATGTCGGTATAGATAAAATGAAAGTATTTTGATATTAAATGATATTATATTAAATGATATTTCAATTTAAAGTGATATAAAGTTATACATTATCATATTATATTTTATAAACATTCAACTAAATAATAAATGTCAATAAAAGAATCGTCAATCACACCTTCATACGTTCTTAAACTATTTATTGTTAACAAATCTTCTTGTTTGAAAACAGATTCAAATCCAAATTATCAAGAACTTGTAAAAATGTACAAAGAAAAAGTGGAAACACACAATAAAAATATGTGCGAATCCCAATATGCTGATTCTGGATTTGATTTGTTGATTCCATTTGATTATTCCGAACATGAAAATGGTTATACTGATAATCGCATTTCAAAGGTGACATTTCGTGCTCCCCTGGGTGTAAAATGTAGCATGTCACGACTATATCCAACTCCATTCCCGTCTGGGTATTACTTGTATCCTCGTTCCAGCATTGTAAAAACGCCGTTTCGATTCTCAAATTCGGTTGGCATTATTGATTCGGGATACAGAGGAGAGATTATGGCTGTAGTTGATAACATTGACTCTGCAAATAATGACATGAAAGTGTGCATTTATAAATACATGACTCCGATGACACGAATGTTTCAGATTTGTTCACCAACACTGGAACCGTTTTTAGTTGAAATTGTAGACAACGAAAAGGATCTTGGGTTTACTGAACGCGGTAATGGAGGATTTGGTTCAACAGGACTATAGAAAATGTTTATTTATTTTTGCATTATGAATAAATATTTACATTAGAATTTATATTAAGTTTATAAATTTATATAAACGTAATATATACAATCAAATAAAAACTAAATGTCAGTTGCAACATTAAAGAAAAAAACATTTCGAGGAGGGAATCCGCGCGTGGATCCGATCTCCGGAGTTGGACAAAACGGATTTTCACTCAACGGTTGTCTTCGCAACATTGGAGGAGTTGGACAATTTCGAATGGTAAGTAATGTAACACGCACCGTGTTTAGAGGAAACACTCCGGTTGGATGGGGAGGATGCTGCGGAACTTATCCGCAATACATTGCAAATTCAGGAAACTGTTCCGCCAATAACTCGTCCGTTGTAAAACTGTCGACTAAAAATACTAAAGGAATGTTGAACGAAAAATATTTGGGAATCCTTCATGGCGCATATCCAAATACCTGGGTAAAAGATGATGACAACAGTTACAGAATCACGGACTCACAGTCTCAGTACATTGAGTCGCTAAGTTGGAAATTAGGATCATGTAAGTTTCAAGCCGATAAGAGTGCCAACACGACGGTTGCAGATGCAGAAGTGTGCAAGTGCAGTCAAGGTAAATTTTATCATATTGGTGGGAAAAAATATATGTTCTATAAACCAACCACAAAATTTGTTGGAGGTTATACCACACAAAACCAATACATTACAACCGGCGGTGTTGCAAAAAACAACGATTTACCAACCCCGCCCTGCGCAAGACCGTTTCCATACTCATTATCTCACAATGGTTGTAATGTCAATTATAATACCATCGAACAAGCCGCCGGAAAAGGTTATATTGTGCCTTGAAACTTTATTACTTTTTTACTGTATTGTATCCACCGCAATCTTTACATTTCATACCAAATGGGTGATATTTTACTTGCCCTTGAAATGAACAATCATTGCATGTCGCGTCATAATACAATTCCTCTTCAAACGGATACAACTCGATTTTAGAGTCTATATAATCAATATACTCTTTCAAACAGTCCCCCGAGTAAACGATTTTCCGACAGAGAGAACACGTAACTTTATTATTTTTTACACATGTGACAAGACAATCCACATGAATCGGATGGCCACAATGTAAAATGCAACTTGGTTTTACAGAATGAAATAAATTTTCTAGGCAGATGGGACATTCATTTTGAAATACATTCTCTCTACAAACGTGTGGTTTATCACAATCAACAACACAAGTGTTGCAAGTGTCGCAGTGTATGTATTTCTCGTCATTTGCAACACGGCATATTCCGCATTTATTACAATGATAGTAGTTTCTTTCAACTCGGTCATCAAATAAATTACAAATGGCGCAAAAATATTTTGCAAATTGTATTCCACAGTTAATGCATTCATTACTAACACTTTGTCTATAATTGCAGATAGAACACAGGATTTCCTTTACTTCAAAACGATTGACTTCGTGTGACTCGTTGTCATTATGACAAAAACGACACGTGTATATCTTTTCACAACACGGAGAAACTAATTTGCATCGTCGAAAATAGTGCTCACAACCACCATTATCGCAATCATTATTCTTTTTCTCATCATTAGTATTTGTTGTCATTGTTATGAATTGGATTTTATTTAGATGTTATCAACTATTTATCTTATATATTTTTTAGTATTTAAATAAATATTCTTGATACTTGTTAAGCATTTGTGTTAGTTTCATTCATTCATAAATCAAAAATAATATGACCACACCATATTTTTGATTTCTACCAACTGTAGTTATACAGTCAAATAAGTTTATTCACGACGGGAAGAACGACCACGGCGGGAAGTGCGACCACGACGCTGAGAACGACCACGACCGCGACCACGACGAGAAGTTTTGGATTTGCTATACTTTGCCATTTTATACTAGTTGTTATATACTCTCTAAAGAAAAAAAAATAAATTCAATTCTAAAAATATGCTAATTATAACAAATTAAATGAATATTCCTAAATATTTTCAATTCAAAACATGCCTAAATATTTTCAATTCAAAACATGCCTAAATATTTTGAATTCAAAACATGCCTAAATATTTTCAATTCAAAACATGCCTAAATATTTTGAATTCAAAACATGCCTAAATAATTTCAATTCAAAGTATGCCTAAATAATTTCAATTCTAAAAAATATACATAAAATATCATAATTTGATTACCAAATCGTGTCACTATGCCAATACATTCCGTCGCCTTTTTTGATATGATAAATACTTTTAAACAAGTCTAAACGTGCTAGTGGACAATTTGCTCGATACTTGTCTAGCGGATGCGGATTTATTTTGAGTTCAGTTGGAATGGCTTCTTTTGAAACAAAAGATCGCCATTGGTATGCAATATACATGAAAAGCGTTTCAAATGACAATTTTTTTATCGGAATAATATAGTCATCGGTAAGTTGATAATCTCTCAAATATTCTTGAATAATTGCCAGTCCAGAAATATCTGCTAAATTCTCTCCAACCGACAAGGAGCCATCCATTTTAATTCCGTCTCTCGCCGCAAAGGTTTCGTACTGATGTATCACGTCATTCACCTTTGACTGAAATATCTTATGATCGTGGGGCGTCCACCAGTTGAATAAATTGCCTTTATAATCGTACATACTTCCCATGTCATCCAGCGAATGTGACAGTTCGTGGCCGATTGTGTATCCAATGTATGCCAAATTGTACTCTATACCGCGCTCATCCCCGTCTAAAAACGGTTTTTGAAGGTAAGCAAGCGGTAAATAAATATTATTTTTAGTGGGATCATAAAATGCGTTTACAATGTACGCCTGATTCCCAGCCAAACTGAAATACGTGCTCCAATCCACCATTGGCAAATCAATATAGTGTTTTCCTTCCGTCTCAATAAGAATTTTAAGTCGCCATGCATTGCATGCAATAATATTTCCCCATGCATCGTTTTTAGAATACGTTATATCCGGATCGGAAACAAGATATGGTGGATGCGCCATATCCACGCGTATATATTTCAACTTTAACAACGCATATTTTTTTGTTTTCGGACTCATCCATTTATTTCTCTCAATAATTCGCATAAACACAGTTTTCAAGTCGTATGCCAGATTACTCGCCCATTTTATGTATGCACCGTTGGCATACTTTTTAATGTATTCCTCTGTTAAAAATGTGTTGAAACAATAAGAAAGTCCAAACACCGGAAATATTTCTTGTGGCAGCATCTCCATTTGTCCTCTTACGAATTTTCCGAAAAAATTAAAATAAATAACCCGCCATGACCGATGAAACTGCATCATCTGTTTAAAAAAACAATAATAAAAATACGTTTGCCATTTTTTAGAGTTCCAATTATCTCTAAGAATTCCAGTAATTTTATGTAAATAATTCATATTGTCAGTAATAAAAAAACGAGGCGCAGTTTTAAATCCAAGACCTATTGTCAGTTCATTCCAATTCAAGTGATATTTTTCAAATGCCTCTTTGGAAGTGACAATATTATAACCATCTTCTGCTTCTTTAATATCCGGGTCATACGAATTCATCGCGTCAAGCATTTGTTTTTCAACGTCGATGACATCCTGTGGGTCAAACCTGTTATGATCTTTTTCAAATGCCAATTCAAAGACGGTCGATACAAACATTTTAAATCGCTCATTGAATTCCTTTTTGTATTCGTCATATTGATTGTTACTTTTATTATTCGCCGTATCATTCTCGTAAAGTTTATCATCGTAGTAAGACAAAAATGGCGCATTGATATGACACCGATTAATTTGCGAATCTTTTTCGTCGGTTATTATGCTAAAAGAAATGGGACAAAATCCCGACATAATTTCGTTTCGATTCATGCGTATCAAAAGGTCGGTGCATGTTTTATTTGCAAATATATCTTCTAAATCTTGCTTTATTTTTTTCCAGTGTCGTTCACAAGAATCTCCATCCGAATGCAAAAATGATTCATAAACATTTCGTATCATAGTCGACTTGTGGCCGGAATGTTCTGATGTATATGCCTTTACAATGTCAATGAGTTGATAGTAAACTTTCTCTTGAAGCGTTCGAAAACTATCGATTCGAGTATAATATTTTTTTATTTTTTTGTGTTTTTTTTCTTTTAACCAATCATAATTAACATATGTGTAAAAATCATCTTTTGGATTTATGTCTTTGGGTGCAATCGGCTTTTTAAATGCGCTAATAAGTTCTTTTCCAATCGTATTGTACTTTTCATTTTTTTTCAACTTGTCTCTTTTACTTTTAAAATAATTTTTAAAATTTTCTTCGAATGAGTTTTTCACTATAATGCAACCCAGTTTATCGTCAATTTTAATTTTTTCAATGTTGCTTATATTTCCTTCACGTTTTTCATTGCTTTTATTTCTTTTTTTTACACGTGTTTTATTTTTTATTTTTCTTGTTTTATTCATTTTTTCTTATTCCGTGTATAAAATAAATAAATATAAAATAATATATATATATATTATTTTTTATATTTAGTTTATACATGCTTTATTTATATAAATAAAAATACAGTATTTATTTTTGCTTTGACTACAGAAAAACTAGATAAAATCTCCAGTCGAATCATCACCATTTATTTTTAATTATTTTTGTTTATCAATCTTAAAAATACTTCACCATACGTCATTCCCCTATGAATATAATGTATCCGTTTATTTTCATCGGAACACAAGTCAAACCAACTCGTATACTCGATTTTTTCGCAGACGCATGAAACTTCATTTTTTATATTAACATATGATTTTTCATTTTCCAATTTTCGTATCATTTGTTTGACACATATTTTTAAAAAATCAACAAGTGACGATTCTTCGTCTATCGTTTCATGATATTTTTCCCAAATGTTTCTAAATCCAAGAATTTCGTCAGAGTCGCATTGTTGATCTTCCATACAAACATTTACAGGATAGTTGCACATGACTCCGCCATCTATATAGCAGCAAACACGACGACTGCAATCTTCTCGACATCCTTCTTCTTTTTTATGCATTTCTGTTTCAATGAAAATTTTTGGAGAGAATAGAATCGGAAATGCGCAACTCATCTTAATTGCATCCATAACTTTAAGTGACGGATGTGTTTTATAGCTCAAATTTACAAGTTTAAATGTATTTAATTCAACTGTCATAATATGAATTTCTTTTTTATTAAACTGGTATAATTCATCAAGTGTTACATCCAGCGTCAAATCTTTTGCTAGAAGTAAGGGTTTCATAATAATATCAAAAAAGTCGCCCGACATGATTCCTTTATTTGTGTAAACATCCAAAACATCATGAAATGTTGAGTTTTTTTGCAATATTGTATTCCACGGACACTTTATAATATAGTCATCAATGGTTTCCCAATCATATTGTAACGAAAGAATTACACCAAATAATGCGCCAATCGATGTTCCATATATCGATTCAACGTTTTCCATTGACCAAAATTTCTGTTGTTCAAGATATTTCGCTGCACCGTATGATAAAAGTCCTGTAGGACCTCCGCCGCTTATTATAATGTGTTTTATTGTCATGTTTTTTAAAATGTGTATAAAATTATTTATTTATTTATTTCTCTCTACTATTTTATTGTCGGAGTTTTTTAATATATTTTTATCTGTGAATAAATATACAAGTTAAACTATTGCTATTGTGTATATTTTTATAAAATAAAAGAAAAAACATTTTTAAAAAAAGATGGACAACTTATTTTATTCGCGCGACGAGGAAGACGAAGATGTAGAAAATGTGCGAAAAATAAATTTAGATGAGCTTTATGACAGAAAAAAAGAAAAAGATTTACAGAAGCTGCAAATCTTTAACCGCATTTTAAATCGAGTTCACGAAAAAATAAAAATGACATCCAGGCAAAAATTAAACAGCAGTTTTTGTTGGTATGTTGTCCCCGAAGTCATGTTGGGATACGTGAATTACGATCGCGTCGCATGCATTTCATACATGCTCGCAAAGTTGGAAGAAAACGATTTTCAGGTGCGATACACGCATCCGAATCTCATATTCATAAGCTGGGGGCATTATATTCCCACTTATGTAAGAACCGAATTTAAGAAAAAAACGGGCATTGCAATCGATGAACATGGGAATCGTAAAGACGAGAATACAACTGATGGAACCGACGGCGGCGGCGGCATTCGTCTCATTACTAATTCTAGTTCTAATGACAATGGCAATCTTGATCACGCTTTACTAAACCGAAATAAATCCGTTGTGGGACCTGGTCAAAATGCAAATGTTGTTATTAAAAAGGAATACAAACCAATTAATAGTTATAAACCTACGGGAAATTTAGTATATAGTAACGATTTCTTGAAAAAGATAGATGAAAGGATAAATAACTAATATAATAAATGAATTTAAATATAAAATTGATTTTATTATAATAATGCAACAATTCTTCACAACCTAATCAATTACCGAGATGAAGAAAAAAAGCAAAACAAAAAAAACGAAAACTCTTTGTCATTGTCATGACGAAGAAGTTCATGACAATAAACGATGTATTCTCATTTGGAGTCGCGGAGAATATGGTCTCACGATTCTCAATTCTCAGATGAAAAATTCAAAAGGCTCTGAATTATATGAAAAACCTATATTTTACATTCCGCTAAGAACATTTATGCGATGTGGCGCATTTTGGTCGGCACTCCATTTGTGTACAATATTTTGGGAACCAAAACCTTATAACATAGAACGATCATTTCAAGAAACGGAAAGGACAAAAGGCGCGTATCTCATCGAGTTTGCACCCGATATAGCGCCGATTTGTAAGGGGTGGGCCAAACAATGTATTGAAAAATTACACGACTGGCCTCGTGATCCAGAATCAGAGGAAGCGTTTGTTGAAATTATTGTGTTTCAGGATTCGCTCAAAGATGAAATCATGGATGCAATTCATAGACACACATTACAAGTCAAGTTTTCTGAGATGGTTAAACATGGCATTTACCATGTTTCTGAACCCTCATTATTTCAATAATTAAAATCTAAAAAATGTTTTAAAAAATAAAAAATAAAATAAAAATATTACTTTATATTATAAACATAAACAAAGTAAACAAATTTATAAAAAATGCCATACACGCTTCGAAAACAAAAAAAACGAGGGTATAAAGTATGCAAAAAAGGAACACGCAAATGTTTTTCTAAACGTCCTCTAACAAAACGTATGGCAAAACGTCAAATGCGCGCTCTATATTTGAACGAACGAATTGGGTCGAAATAAAAAAAATACAAGTCATTATAATATTATTAATTATATAAAAATTGAATATGTTTACATTTTTTTTAAATCTAATAACCGAACTGCATCGCATACATGACAACCGTCGCTGCTTCTGCTTATCCTCGAAATGACATTCGTTCTATATTTAATACAACACCAATGTCGTCAAAAACAACACCGTCTCAAAAAGCAACATCCAGCGTCACCGTCGTCGCACCCATCAAAGAAAAAGAAACAAAGCCACCAGCTAAAAAGATTGAAAAGAAAACAGAGATTGACTATTTATGTGACGCATACTGTAAAATTATAAAAAATGGGGATGCCGTAGACAAAGAACACGTCAAAGAAATGTTACATCGTGTTGTAGAACATTTCAAAATTCGACCAAAAAAATTATACCGTTATTTTCATTATATAAAATACAATTCAGGAAAGAAGACGGCGCTCACTTTAGAATTATTATTACAAAACCCATTCGAGTTTATTTCGTTTCAGAATCAATTCATTTCATACAAGGATGCAATGAATATATGCCAAGAAGTCGGCGCTTTTCCAGAATTGCGCGTTCGGATTGTAGCGTGGATATATGACTACTTCATCGGAAAACAGAATAAATATTACATTTCTGAAAATGATTCCGATAAACTGTTAACTGAATTTTCGAGCGAATTCAGTAAAGAAAAATCACAAGCCGAACAAATACTGTTTGGAATTCTCATTGAAATGAAATTTGGGCAAAAAATATTTTACACAACTCGTGAATTTATAGACCATGAAAAAATGATTGGAGACATGGTTCTCGACTTGTTTTACAAGGACGCTGATGCTGATGACGACGCGGATGACGACGCGGATGACGACCATGAAAAAATAGAACAACACATTCAAGCGTACATTAAAAAACAAAACAAGGACGACTTTCAATTTGAACCAGAGCAACTAGAAGCAATTCATAAAGGATGCATATTAAAAAGGGGAGAACTTTTGAACATTACAGGCCCGCCGGGAACCGGCAAGTCGACCATTGTAAACTGCATTGTAAACTATAAGCTGAACCGCGATTCCAGTATTGCAATTATGGCTCCCACCGGACTCGCACAAAAAAATCTCAAAAACTCGTGCAAATATGACTCAGTGCACGACAAGAATAAAAAAATCATATTTTCAACTTTGCATAGAGCCATCAACTTCACATTTGTTGTTCAAAAAAAACAAAAGGAAGATGCTGCCTCTGTCGAACCATTTGAACCAGACATGTTGATTGTGGATGAGGCATCCATGGTCGACTTGGACTTGTTCTTCAAGCTGTTAAAAGCGTGCAAACAGTTTAATACTTCGCTCATTTTGATTGGAGATGTAAACCAGCTACCGCCCGTCGGTCCCGGAATACCGTTTGAATCTATTATCAATTCAGAACTGTTTCATACAACAAGGTTGACAAAAATTAAACGCCAGGATGGTAACTTGAGGGAAGTGATTCAAAAATTAAATACGCCAAATGGACTTGTGTCCAACGATTTCGACGGTACAAGTTCTATATTCATTGAAGCAAAAACATCCGATCAAATTGAAAAAGCAGTTGCAGGTATATATCATCATGAATTAGGGCGTAATCCAGATGCCGACATTCATACCATGTGTGCTCAAAGAGAAAAGGGTGTGTTTCATTTAAATCCCGTAATTCAGAAACTAAAAAACGGTAAAAGTAAAGAGCTTTTTGTAAAAAAATATGATAACGGACACCAGCATCTATTTTATGAAGGCGACCTTGTCATGCGAACGGAGAATGAATATAAAGACGAAAATAATGTGCGCGTCAATGGAGATGTTGGAACCATTCACGAATCAAGAGTCAAAGCAAAAAAGTTTGGAAGAGACGTGTATGAATATCGATACACGGTAAAATACTTCGGTAGCAGCGACGAATTAAATGAAGAAACGAATTTGAGTGTGGAAGATGTTCGAGATGCATTTGTACCATTTTACGCAAGCACTGTTCATAAAATGCAGGGACTTCAAAAATCAACCATTGTATTCATTGTTTCGCCGGAGCATTCCTTCTGTTTGACCAATGAAAACTCAAAAAAGTTGGTCTACACGGCAATATCAAGATGCAAAGCCAACTTTTACGTCGTAGGTGATAAGAATTTATTTACAAGGTCGCAACAACCAAAAGGAGTCAGCATGTATCCTACACAATTTATGAAGGAATTTAAAAATTATGAAATTTAAAAATTATGAAATTTAAAAATTATGAAATTTAAAAAATAAATAATAAATAATAAATAATAAATAATAATTGATGACAAATATAATTCAATTATTTATTTGAATACTTGTAATAAAGATAAAACAACGGTATAATTATACTCGCGTATAAACTTATTTTTTTTTATTCAACGATATACTAATTAATATATTAAGGTATTTTCGAATTATCTCTCTATCTCTCTACGAAATAAAAATTATAAACTAAATAAATTATTGAAATGACAACTTCAGTCTCATGCTCATCCGCTGTTTCTTCGGATTTTTCAAATTCGAAAATGGTTTGTAATAAGGAAGACGTTATTCTTCTCAGAGACGAATGTAGAGTGAATTGCAATAATAACAACAACAACAGTTATAGGATAATATTCAATGCACATAATCCAAATTTCCCAATTTATTCTATAGTCGGATTAAAATTGTATATGCTGTTATACGAACTAAATCGTGATGTAATTCATACGTTCAAAGTTATAAATGAAACAGAAACCACCATTGAAACAGTAACACTATTTAAACCATTTGGAAGAGATTTTGGAATTTCTCCGAAAGCCATGCACACCGTGTCCACCATGCAGCTCGGGTCGGGCGTATGCACATTTAACAGCGTGGACGTTCACTTAGACAGAGGTGGGGTAAACGAAATAAATCACATTCCAAAAAAATACGAACGCATTCAGTCGACGCATTCCAAATTAATTGTTTATTTTCTCTCTGCGAATGACTTACAGTTTGATTTTACATTTGAATTAAGCGATGACGACATCCATGACCATGAAGAAGATGGAGGGTCGAGATGTCCAATTTATATGGAAGACTCTGTTGCTTTAATGATTAAAAAAATGTTTTGTAGATTGAAGGGGTTTGTAGAGAGAATGGCATAATACTATTTATTAGTGTAATAAATATAAAATAAATTAATATAAATAAATTATTTATATTAAAAATATTTATATTAAAATATTTATATTAAAATATTTATATTAAAATATTTATATTAAAATATTTATATTAAAAAGTATTTTAACACTTTTTTTTATGACTATTATACTACTCATTAAAAAATAATGAATAAATTTAAAAATGCTATAAATAATGCGATGAAAAATGTATACAAGGCGACCTCGTCCTATATATCAGCGGCTTATATTTTAACAAGAGAAACGATGCGATATAAATGTAATTATTATACGTATAATGAATATATAAAAAATTTAGCTGTTAAATTTTCGAGAGAAAACATTTTTTTTATTAAATTTTTTCAGGCTGTGTGTACAACAAGTCATCCACTTTTAACAGACGACGTTTTACAGTATTTAAATACATTTACAGACAATGCGCCATACACGACTTCAGAAATAGACGTGGAATCTCTGGAACGTTTAATAAAAGAGTACTCCATTGAAATAAAGACGCCCTTTGTTCCGATCAAATCCGGTGCAATTTCTCTAATATTTGAAGGGATTTTAAAGTTGGGACAAGATAAAAGAGAAGAATCGATAATTATAAAATGCAAACGCGTTGGAATCGATGATAAAATTCAAGATGCAATATTCAATATGAACCATTTAATTTCATTTACAAAAATTGTTCCACATATAAAAAATTTGAATGTTAATGATATTTATAATGAAAACAAACAAAGTATAATTGATCAGCTTTCTTTTCATAAAGAAGTGCAAAATATTGAAATGTATTATTCGAAATGGAGCAAACCGGGTCTTGACTATATTAAAATTCCAAAAGTGTATTCTGAAATCACACAACAAATTCCGAATGTTATTGTTATGGAACGCATCATTGGAAACACAATATATAATATTCACCCGGAAGATAAAGATCGGTATGCGAAACTGTTGGCAAAATTTAATTTCAAGAGCGTTTTCTTTGATTCCGTGTATCACGGAGACATACATCCTGGAAATGTATTTTTTATAAAAGAGCTGAAAGTGAAATCAAATGCATCAATTGATGATGACGATGATAACAGTGAAAATAGTGATGATAACAGTGAAAATAGTGATGATGGCAGTGACAATGGCGACAATAACAATGATTTTAAAAAATATAAATATAAAATCGGAGTCATTGATTTTGGAATTGTTGGAAAGTTTTCGAGAGAAATGCAAAATACAATATTTCATTTATTTAAAGGGTTATACGAAAAAAATCATGATGCTGTTGCACATTGCATTATTGACAACTTGGTTGAACCGAAGGGCTCAATGATTTCCGAAAAGAAAAGCGAGCTCGTTGATATCATCTCTAAATATTCTGAAGATCATTTCGGAAAAGACACGCATAGATTTTTAGATGCAGAAGATATCATAAAAATAAATAAAATTTTATACGGATTTGGTCTTCAATTTTCAAAAAATTTCTGTAAGATTGAATTATCATTTGCGATTTCAGATAGCGTTTGTAAACTGTTAACAAATAAGACAACATACATGGATCAACTTTTGACTATATTTTCGAAATACTCTTGAAAACTCATTTGTATATAAATAATATAAATAATGTATAAGCATTATAATATTTATACATTATTCGTCTGTTATCTTAATTTATTTATTTATTTATTTATTTATTTGTTTCTACTCGTTTTATTTTTTCGTTTCATTGATATTTTTGATTTATATTTCTTATAAAATGTTTTTTTTCGTTTTTTCAATACTTTGTTGAATCCCCCCCCGACTGCAGCTTCAGGATATAACTGAGATTTTATTTTAGCTGTTTGCTCTTCAATTTGTTTTAACTGTTCTATTAAAGCAGTCTTTATAGGATCATCTTCCTTATTTTCTTCTACAATAACCGGCTTCTCTTCTACTGAATCATCGACTGGCTGAAGTACCGGCTCTACTATTGAGGTCTGATCACCAACCGACTCATCGACTGGCCGAAGTTCCGGCTCTACTATTGAGGTCTGATCACCAACCGACTCATTGGTTGGCTTAAGTGCTGGCTGTTCAGGTGACAAAAGTTCCGGCTCTACCATTGAGGTCTGATCACCAACCGACTCATTAGTTGGCTGAAGTGCTGGCTGTTCGGGTGACAAAAGTTCCGGCTCTACCATTGAGGTCTGCTCACCAACCGACTCATTGGTTGGCTTAAGTGCTGGCTGTTCAGGTGACAAAAGTTCCGGCTCTACCATTGAGGTCTGCTCACCAACCGACTCATTGGTTGGCTTAAATGCTGGTTGTTCAGGTGACAAAAGTTCCGGCTGATTATCTGACGAAGACTGAACAACTGACTGAACAACTGGCTGTTCAGGTGACAGAGGTGTTGGATCTTCTACAACCGACGATGACTTAACTGGTTGTTCAACTGACTCAAGTATCGGCTGCTGTTCCATAAATTCTGGCTGTTTAGTTTCTTGTTGCTGTTGTTGTTGTTTTAAATAGGTTCTAGGAGGTACAACAGGAGGGAGAGTTGCTCCTCCAAGAGATTCCATGTATTTTAATTTCCTTCTTGTAGCATTTTTTTTTGATTTTTTACCCTTTTTTCTGTTTTTAACATTCTTAACCGTTGTCGTATCCATTGTGACTGACTATGTTTAACCTCTATATACTTCTTATATTATATTTTTTATTATGTATTTTTTATTTTTATAAATAAATAAAATCGCTAAATTCAAAAAATGAGATTTAAAATATTTGATAATAAAAATATTAAGTATTTAAAGGTTATACATAATAATTATTTATATTGATACTATTTTATAATTTATAGAAAATGACAGATGCGAATAATGTTTTAACAATAAAAACAGTTCAAATTGCACCATTCCGAACACTGATGACGGCACTAAAAGATATCCTTCTTGAAACAAACATTACCTTTCAAAAAGATGGCATACGAATCATCAACATGGACAAATCACACACCATGTTGGCACATTTGCACCTTCTTGCCGAAAATTTTGAAATGTATGAGTGCAAAAAAGATAAAATCATCATTGGCGTAAACATGTTTCACTTGTTCAAGCTAATTAATTCCATTGATAATGACGATACGCTTACTATTTATATTGAAAACAAGGACTACAATGACGGAGTAGTATCTTATCTCGGACTTAAATTTGAAAACGGAGACATTAAACAATGCAAGACGCAAAAGTTACGACTCATTGAACCGGACCCAGAAGAACTAGTTGAACCCAATGTCGTTTTTTCATCTGTTATTAATTTGCCGTCATCTGATTTCCAAAAGATTATTCGTGATCTGTCTTGCCTTTCAGACAAACTTGAAATTAAATCGGTCGGAAATGAACTTATTTTTCGTTGTTCTGGACAATTTGCAACGGCGGAAGTTCGTCGTGTTGAATCAGACGACAGCATGAAATTTATTCACAAACAAGATTCAAATAAAATTATACAGGGTGAATTCTCTCTAAAAAATTTGGGATATTTTATTAAATGTACAAATTTGTGCAGTCAAATTGAAATGTACTTGGAAAATGATTTGCCGCTGGTTGTGAAATATTATGTGGCCTCACTCGGAGAGATCAAACTGTGTTTGTGTCCTCTTCCATCTTCTTAGACCGACCGACCGACGACTGTATGTGTATTTGTATTTTTATTTTATTTTATTTTTATTCACATGAACATGATTCATTCATTCATTCGTAATTTTCATCATTGTCCTTGTTATTTTGATCGTTATCATGATTTACTTTTATAAAAGATGACAACGATTCAACAGCTTCATCTACTATATTTTCATTTCCTAAATATTTATTTAAATAACGATATATTCGCGAAATGTCTAGTTTACCAACATCATATGTGTGCAATATTTCATATATTTCTTCCTCGTTATACTTGTGCTTATTTTTCAGATTGAAAAAAAATGTAAACATATCTTTTTGATCCATTCCAAGTTGTTGGCACAAGTTTTGTATGAATAATGAATTATTATACTCTGTGCTATATTTTGTGAGAACTTTGGTAAATCGAATATCGGCCAAACTGCATTTATATTTTTTTTTAAACGGTTCATATTCGTGGTACAATTTATTATTATAAAATGTTTTGATGAGAGAGCTCATTTCGTTGAATTGCCATATTTGTTTTTGAAATGTGATTCTGTCAACATAATCTGCAAAACATACATTATCAAGTACTTTTTTATAAAACTGTATTGAATCTTGATTTTTATACTTTGATATCATGTCAATTATATTTTCATGCCATAAAAGTCCAACCGTTGTTCGATCCGTTTCATTTAATAACGTATCGTGTTCGTGAAACGAATAATTAAAATCAAATAATTTTTTTGTAATTTGTTTGTTATTTTCATTATACGTTTTTGGTTCAAATATCATTTTAATTATACTCGAATTCAATATACCGCCACAATAACCATGACTATCACCACCATTGCTTGTTTTGTTACTGAATTCAATTCCATGCGAGGAAATAGACTTATCTTGTTTATAAATATTATAAATAGTTGTAACCTTTCTTAAATCGCCTTGTGTAAATTCAATAATATTTCGAACCAGTTCTTCATCCAATAATGGCATTAATGTTGTAACAATTTCATTCATTTGAGAAACGGTTGGGGTTTTTAATTCAAAGGTGTGACAAACCTTAATCAACTCTTTTATTTTTTTGTCTGTATGATAGTTACCAATGCATATGATCGGATTCACAGACGATTCCTCCGTTTTTTGTTTTTTTGTTTTTTTTGGCCGAATAAGTCGTATTAAATGCGTAATTCCTCCCTTGTCGCCATTATTCATTCCATCAATTTCATCCATTACAATTACTATTTTTTTAACCTTTTTTTCAAACATGGACATGATATTTTGATTTGACATGTTGTGTTTGGCAATGGTTTCGATAATTGATTTATTTCGAATGTCGCCTGCATCATATGTTATTGCATCATATCCCAACGTTTTCAATACCGAAGTTACAAATTCGGTTTTTCCGGATCCCGGATTACCATAAATATAAAATCCCTTTTTGATTTGATGGTCATTGCATTTTGTTTTGTCAATGTCTTGTAATATAGTTTTTATTTTTTCAACAATCCATTCTCTCTCCAATATTCTATTTAAATTTAAAAGCTCCATCTACAATTTTTATTGATTGGTTATTTGGTTATAGTAATATATAGTTGAATATAATTGTAATATTATTATTTGTGAATGTTTTTATAATAAAATGTTAACGCACTATAAAGTATTATTCATTAATATTTATATTTATTTATTTATTATTTTAATAATTAGTTTTTGAATATTATATTTTTATTATATTTTTTTGAATATTATATTTTTAAATAAAAATTGATTTTAAAAATGATTCATCAACAATTTTCACATAAAAGCATTTATAGAATTGTAATATAAATGCAAGACTCATTGCATCCCGGAAAACAAGATGGAAACGATAACGGCATTAGCACTATTAAAAAAAAAAAGATTATAATAAAGAGTAAACGATCTGCTGAAGATGCGTTAAAAGCGGCAGCAGAATCTTCATTATCATTTCGTCTAATTGATTTCCATATATATGATCAATCTGTGGAAATTTCGACGACCGCGACAGAAGAACAAGTACCTTCTTGTTATCAAAATAGTCAAAACAAAAAAATGGTGATTCAAATATTTGGAATCAATGAGTCGGGGCAAACATGCGCACTCTTTGTTGAAGACATGAACCCATTCTTCTACGTTCTGGTTCCAGACGAGTGGAATGAGTATAGTAAAAAAAAATTTGTTACTTCAATCACGAGACAACTTCGCTTAAGTGAGGATGCAATCATAAAAGATAAGTGCGCCATTGTAAAAAGGAAAAAGCTCTACGGTTTTGATGGAGGGAAACAACACAATTTTATAGTTTTATACTTCAAAAACTTGGCAATGATGAACAAAGTGAAAAATCTGTGGTACATTTCATCTGAAAACGCATATGACTTGAACCCGAATGGTTATAATTATAACGACACGTCGCTAAGAATCTACGAATCCAACATTCCGCCGCTGCTACGATTCTTTCACATGAATGAAATCAGTCCTTCGGGGTGGATCGAGTTTTCAAAATGTAGCGCAATTCAGATCGACGCGTCACAAAAAACAACGTCCTGTATGTATGAATTTGTTATTGGAATGAAAGACATTAAACCTCAACCGACAAAAGAGGTTCCGGTGCCATACAAGATTTGCAGTTTTGACATTGAAGCAAGCAGCAGTCATGGGGATTTCCCTCTTGCAGTTAAAACATACAAGAAGCTTGCAACAAATATGGTTGATGTTTGCATTAGTATTCAAAAAGATGACGGCGTAATTACGAACCAACACATTGAAAAAATGATTCGTGCAGGATTTTTCGGCACAAAGTGTGATAACGAGTATGTGGATGGAAATATTCAAAAAATATTTACAAAAAGAAAAATATTCGAAAAACAATTCAAACCAATGTTTGAGAAATTCAGTTCAGAAAAAATAAAAAATTTGAATGACGAAACTGGAAACAAGTATTCAAACGCAAATACTATTGAATCCATGTTTGAAAAAATCGGAAAAAAAAATGCAGAATGTTTCGGAAAAAGTACCGATGGCGGCGATGATGATGCTAACGACGACGACAATGATGACAATAACGAAAACTGCCATGATGAAGATGGCGCAATTACAATGAACATTGTCGAAGAAGTTGCTATAAAATCAAACCATTCGCATAATCAAGAACAACAGCCAAAGTTGGTTGATAATGAAATTACAGTTTTGAAGTTACTACAGTCCACGAACATGAGTAGAGAAATGAAAATAACGCATTTGAATACCGCACTTTCGAGTGTGTTTCCAGAAGTGGAAGGCGACAAGGTTACTTTCATTGGTTCGACATTTCTAAAAGCGGGACATGAGCGTCCATATTTGAATCACTGTTTAACCATTGACGCGTGCGACGCTGTCCCAAATTCTGAAATACAAGTGTGTGAAACCGAATACGACATGTTGCTGGAATGGACAAGGGTGATTCAACGCGAGGATCCCGACATTATTATCGGATACAACATCTTCGGTTTTGATTATAATTTCATGTTTCATCGCGCATTAGAAAATGATTGCGGAGAAGAATTCTTAAAACTTTCGAGAAACAAGGACCAAATGTGTGGCCAGTATGACAAAAAAACAAACAAGCTTGTCATTGAAGAAAGCACTATTGTCATTGCGAGTGGAGAACACAATCTACACTACATTAAAATTGCCGGAAGGTTGCAAATTGACATGTACAATTATTTGCGACGAGATTACAGCATGTCATCTTACAAGCTGGATTATGTGTCGGGTTATTTTATCGGCGACGGCGTAAAAGGCATTCAACACGGTATCGACGAATCGGGAGATGAAGTAACAATTGTTCAAACGGGAAACGTTATGGGACTCGACGTGGGAAGCTATATTAATTTCGAAGAAACAAGTAACTCTACAGAGTTATACAAGGGTGGCGACAAATTCAAGATTATTCGTCTTGACGTTGAAAAGAAAACATTTGAAATTGCAGGAAAAGAAATGCCGAATATGGATAAAAAAGTGCGTTGGGGTCTTGCAAAAGACGACGTTTCGCCACAAGACATTTTCCGAATGACTCATGAAGGTCCATCCCAGCGCGCAATCATCGCCAAATATTGTATTCAAGATTGTAACCTGGTTCATCATTTGATGCGCAAAATCGACGTTCTCACCGGTTTTGTTGAAATGGCAAATATTTGCAGTGTACCCATTAGCTTTCTCGTATTTCGTGGACAGGGCATTAAATTAACAAGCTTTATTGCCAAGAAATGCAGAGAAAAAAATACGCTCATTCCCGTTTTGGAACGAAAACTCGGTAATGAAAGTTACGATGGCGCCATCGTTTTGCCTCCCAAATGCAACTTGTACTTGGATAATCCTGTAGCATGTGTCGATTATTCGTCCCTTTACCCTTCCTCAATGATTAGCGAAAATTTGTCACACGACAGCAAGGTGTGGACGAAAGAATACGATTTGAACGGAATCATGGTAAAATCAACTGGTGAACGGAATGAAATGGGCGATTACATCTATGACAATCTGCCTGGATACGAATATGTTGATGTCGAGTATGACACATATGTTTGGAAAAAAAATGAACGAGGCAAAGCGATCAAAACGGTAAGTGGAAAGAAAGTGTGTCGATTTGCACAACCTTTAATGAATAGCGACAATGTTTCGATGGGTGAAAAGGCAATCATGCCCTCTATTTTAGAAGAGTTGTTGGCTGCAAGAAGCGCTACGCGCAAGATGGCCGCAAAACAAACGGATGATTTCATGAAGAATGTATTGGATAAGCGTCAGCTGGGTTATAAAGTCACGGCAAATTCGCTATACGGGCAATGCGGCGCGAAAACGAGTTCCTTCTATGAAATTGATGTTGCAGCGTCGACGACGGCCACGGGAAGAAAATTGCTGCTTTATGCCAAGCGCGTGGTCGAGGAAACGTACGGAAACACAGAATGCGAGACGAGTTATGGTGTCGTAAATACGCGTGCGGAACACGTATATGGCGACAGTGTATCAGGACGTACTCCGGTCTATGTTCGATTTGGTGGTATTATCGATGTTTGTACTATAGAAGCACTCGCAGAAAAATATGGAGTTGTTTCTAATCATTGGACACATTGCAAAGAAGATGGGAAACAAACCAAGGAGGTTTGCGAAATGATGTGTGGTGTAGAAACGTGGTCGGAAAAAGGATGGACTCGTCTTTATCGTGTAATACGACATGTTCTTGCCCCTCACAAAAAAATGATGAGAATCGTTACACACACGGGAATTGTTGATGTAACCGATGATCATTCTTTGATTCTAGAAAATGGCAAAGAAATTTCTCCAAAAAGTGTGGAAATCGGAACAAAATTATTACATTCCATGTTGCCGACGCCTGAAGAGGAGTCACAACAACAGCATTCCACAATGGTCACGGTTGAACAAGCCAGAGTCATGGGATCATCGTTTGCTGCAGATCATCATGAAAACAAAATGATACCATCAATTATTATAAATAATTCACAAGAAATTCGAGAAAGTTTTTGGAATGGAATGTTTGAAAAAAATGGATTTATGGGAGGTGACGATGCGACTTCTACACACAATATTAAAAAGGAGGGGGCAAGGGGGAACCATGGGTTCCTCTATATCGATCAAAAAAATCAAATCAGTGCTGCTTGTATATGCATTTTGGCTCGGAGTATCGGGTGGAAAACGTCATTGAATACGCGTTCAGATAAGATGGATGTTTATAGGATGACAATGACAAAGTGTGACCAAAGAAAATGTGCCAACTCTATTAAAAAAATAGTACAGTTGCCTGTTCAAGAGAATGAACTCGTTTATGACCTAACTACCGATAATCATCATTTTGCAGCTGGAATTGGAAACATGATTGTACACAATACGGATTCCGTATTCTTCACATTCAACCTGTCAAATAAAGATGGAACACCGATACGCGGTAAAAAAGCGCTGGAAATCACGATTGAACTTGCGCAACAAGTGGGTGAACTTGCATCCTCATTTTTGAAAGCGCCGCACTCGCTCGTCTATGAAAAATCCATCATGCCATTCTGTTTACTTCGAAAAAAAGGGTACGTGGGTATTTATTATGAAACGAATGCAAATAAGGGAACCAGAAAAAGTATGGGCATTGTTTTAAAACGCCGTGATAATGCGCCGATTGTCAAGGACGTTTATGGAGGGATCATTGATATTTTAATGAAAGAGCAAAATACGGAACGTGCCATTTCATTCTTGAAAAATTATTTGCAGGAATTAATTGATGAGAAAATACCGCTTGAAAAACTAATTATTACCAAATCGCTTAACTCGAATTACAAAAATCCACAGCAAATCGCACATAAGGTTCTAGCAGACCGAATGGGTCAACGCGATCCTGGAAACAAACCGAGCGTCGGAGACCGAGTGCCATATGTGTATGTACACAATCCAGACAAAAAGGCGCTACAAGGAGACCGTGTTGAACATCCCGTTTATATGAAACAAAATGGAATCAAACCCAATTATGCATTTTATATTACGAATCAAATTATGAAACCCGTTCAGCAACTCTTTGCTCTTGTATTAGAAGACATCCCCGGTTTTAAACGCAGGAAAGAAGCGCTCAATGATAGAATCGAGTTGGAAGCGAGTCGGATCGGAAGCGACAATCCAGAAGCGCTTCAAGCAAAAATTACAAAACTACGAGAAAATACAGTAAAAGAATTATTATTTGACGAGTTTCTAATTCAGGCAACAAATACTGCGAATAAAAATAAAAGTATAAAGGACTTTTTCAAAAGAACGTAGTAGTGCTGATAAAATTTGCCAATTTAGAAATACATAAAATAGAAATGGATACTATGGCAACTCGCGCAATGTATAATTTTTTTTTATTGATTGGGCGACGTTTACCATTGTCGTCATAAACAATGCTTGGATCAATTTTTTCAAACGCTTCCTCTACTTTATGTTCCTTTGCATAAATCGTATTAAAAAATGTTTTCCACTCGGAGTTTATATGCTGATACCATTCTTCTATGGATTTATATTTTTCATAGTCTTGGTCATACACTTTACTGTAATACACAAACGCATTTATATTCGGTATCGCAATCATTTTCTTTTCATTAAAAATATTATCTTTTCCATATGTTATGACAAATTGTATCGGCGAATCGTTTTTGTATGAATAATAAATACTGCCTTTTTTCAAATCACAAGCATAATCGCATCCATGACGCCGCGTTCCTTCCGGATATATAAGAATATTACGATCTGTATCTTGAATTCGTTTCAACATGTTTTCAAAATTATTAATATCCGTTTTTCCTTTTTTTCTATGAAAGAATTCAATCATTTTTGTTACAAATTTCACAAGATTTACTCCTGGAATTGCTATAACCGTTAAATATCGTGATATAAAAGTTCCAGTGTTATTTACAAGTATCAAGTCGATAAAATAATCACTAGCTGTTCTATGATTTGTAAAGTAAATAACATTTTTTTTATACGAAATTGTATCTTGTGACATTCTATAAATAGAACAATCAAACATCTTATAAATTTTATAGTAACACTTTTGTATAAACTCAATTTCCGTCTTTATTGTAAAATCAAACATAATTTTTAATGGAATTAAATTAAGATAAAAATAAATTTTTATAAAATTAAATTTATAACTTAAATTGTGTATTATATTTTTCATTGTATAAATAATTACTATTTTATAAAATAATTACTTTTAAATACTTTACACTTCGAATAGCTATTTTGAATAGTTATTTTGAATAGCTATTTTGAATAGCTATTTTATTTTTACTACTTGCCTAAACTGGTTTCATTTGATATAAACAACACACAAAACATCCGAGTATACTACACAAATATGTTTTTACACACCCCGAATCATCAAACGATTCTTTCCTTCCATATTCAGTTTCAAACATATTATTATTATTATTATTATTATAATGATCGCCTGATGTGGTCCCACTCGCATTTACATGATCATCAAAATTTACATAATAGTTATTATCTTGTGCATGTCCATATGATTTCATGGTATAATAGGTATATGGTCGTGTAGCATCTTTTAAAATAACTGGCACGGATGATGGATGAAACTGTGGTCTATTTTGTAAAGCATATAATTTATCAGACGTTAGCACCTCGTCCGTTTTTGCTGCACAAACATATTTGGTATCCGTATATAGTGTTTGTAAACGCCAACGATCTACATGATTCATTTCAATATTATCATTACTGTTATTATCATTACTGTTATTATCATTATTACTATTATTATTATGTTCTACATCGTTCATATGATGATAGTCGTTACTGTTATAATAAGTTGTTGTTTCATAACTCATTAATTTTTAAATTATTTTTATGTATAAACTATAGTATATAGATATATTATTTATTTTTTAAATTTTTTTATTTAATCAATAATAGTGTTTAAATAAAAATATGAAAGCGGTAATAAACGCATTGAAGGAATATCAATCGCGAATCATTTAACCAACAGAACTAAAATCAGAATCGTCATAATTACTTTCATAATTTCGATTTGATTCTGTTAAGCGGTACGGTTCTTCTTCGCGACCGTTATTATACATGTGTACAGTTTCTTCATCATCATCATTTTCTTCAAACCTAATATTGATCTGTTGTCTGCACATGGGACAGGTTGAATTGGTATCAAACCATCGAAGTAAACTGTATGGATTAAAATTGTGTTTACAAATATTAATCTGCATAACAGAATCAATTAAATCAAACTGAATTTGAGATATTGGACAAATATCATTCAACGGATTAATTATTGTGCAGTACGGAATAATTTTCGTTTGTTGTTGAATAACGTCATAGCTAAGCGGAACGTTCGCTTGACCTTGTCGAGAACGTGTTAATTCTCTATCAATAATTTGAGTATAATAAACGAGTGTGTCGTTCATTCGAGGTGTATCCAATAAATTCAACATCATTCGGGTCGTACTTGTCAAAGATACTGGTGCCGGAGGTAAAGGTGTTGGTTCAGTTTCAACCGGTAAAATCGGAGACAAAGAATTCAATTGTTGTTGTTGTTGTTGTTGTTGTTGTTGTTGTTGTTGTTGTTGTTGTTGTTGTTGTTGTTGTTGTTGTTGTTGTTGTTGTTGTTGTTGTTGTTGTTGTTGTTGTTGTTGTTGTTGTCGCTGTCGCTGTTGCCGCAGTTGTTGCCACGTTTGAGTGGCAGGAAGGATTGGCGAAAATGACCTTCCTGGTGGTCCTGGTGGCGAATTCGTTGGTGAAATTATTGGCACTTCTAGCGCAATACTCGTTGAAGTATTTGTGTTTGGGTTTGTATTTAGAGTTTCGCTTGAGTTCGCATTTGTTGCAGAAACTCTTCTTGGTGGACCAATCGGAACTGGAAGCCTATACCTGACAAATGATGAAGCAAATGGTGGTGTCGGTGTCGTCGATGTAGTAACATTCTGACTTGATGTTTGCAAAGAAGGTTCGTGGTCTCGCATCAAATTTGATTGTGACTGTGGCTGTTGTGACTGTGGCTGTTGTGACTGTGGCTGTTGTGACTGTGGCTGTTGTGATTGTGGCTGAGATAAACCAACTCTTCTTGGTAACATGAAACGAGGTTCTCGAGACTCTCTCTCTTCAGGTGGCGTATCTAAACGACTTGTTAAACGTACAGGTGTCGGTATTTGAAACGGCGATGATGGCGCAGATGAGAGACTTGAACGAAATCGAAGTGTGGGTCGAACTGGTGTTTCCGGTATTTCCATGGTTACTCCCCGAATTAAATTCACCGGCGTTTCAACTACAGGTTCAGATTCTGGTTCAGATTGTTCTGGTGCCGATTCTGGTTGTGTTGCAACAACTCTTTCATTTGCCACTGTTATTGGTACCGTAATAGAACTTCTTGTAAAATTTCTAAATATCTGACTATTGATAGCTCTTGTTAACCCAGTTTCAAATGTCATATATCCATTTAAAATGTCTCTTGTTGCATTTATATATGAATGCACTAAGCTTAAATACACTTCTTCAGATGAATTTAAATTTGAATTTGTATTAGATGGCAATTCGTTATTCATTTTTAAGTTAATTATTTATATGTATATGTATGTGTATTTATTTATCTACATATATATACACATATATATTTATATTGTTCATTACTATTATAAATATTATAAATATTATAAATATTATAAATATATATATTATTTTGTTGGTTTTATAGTATTTTGTTTTTGTAGCATTTGCGCTTTTACATTACATTACATTACAACAACTTGCTAATATAATTTTGCGAAACGTATTAAAGAATAAACAAGGGTATAATATATTTATAAAATATATATATATATATAATACGAAACTACACCAAAAAAATGACGCATCAAGAAAAAACACACAACCTATCTATAAACGCATCTGGCAAGCACGAAAAATATAAAAATAGGGGACTGACTGGACTGGCGAATCTGGGGAATACATGTTTTATTAATGCATTGCTTCAAATCATTTCTCACACATACGAAGTGAATGAACTATTAGACGGCGAAGACTACAAGTCAAAGTTGAACGACTCGCCTGATTCGAAGCTGTTGCTTTCATGGGACGAGCTACGACTACTCATGTGGAGTGAGAATTGCACAATTTCTCCGGGGGCTTTTATACACGACATTCGTAAAATATCAAAGCAAAAAAACAATAGCATGTTTGCGTCCATGTCTCAAAATGACATGCCCGAATTTCTCACATTTCTTTTTGATATTTTTCACAATGCTCTTAAACGAAAGGTTTCAATGACGATTGATGGTCGTCCAAAGAATAAGAGAGATAAAATGGCGAAATTGTGTTTTGAAATGATAAAAAAAACATACACGCAAAGTTATTCTGAAATATTTAAATTGTTTTATGGTATTCAGGTTTCAACGCTTCTACCAGAAAATCCCAAGGATCAGTATGCTTATCTTAGCATTCGCCCCGAACCGTATATGATTATCAGTTTACCAATTCCTAGTAATGAAAATTGTGGATCAAGAACAAGAAGGGCAAGATCAGAACAACCGGGACCGAGTGAGAATGATTGTGTAACACTAACATTAATGGACTGTTTTGATCTGAATTGCGAGAGAGAATTTTTACATGGAGAGAATGCATGGTTTAATGAAAATTTAGGGATGAAACAAAACGTGCATAAACGGTTGGTATATTGGAGTTTACCGGATATTATGATTTTAGACATTAAACGTTTTGAATTCAATGAAACTACATTTTCATATGTAAAAAATCAGACAGCAATAAAAATTCCGGTTGAAAATGTTGATTTTTCAAAGTATGTGGAAGGATACAACAAAGAAAGTTATGTATACGACTTATACGGCATTTGCAATCACCATGGAGACGAAAATTTCGGACATTACACTTCCACCGTAAAAACGGCAAATTCAAAATGGTATAATTTTAATGATACAAATGTTAAGGAAGTGTCGATTCCCAAAAATGAAATCGTGGGAAATACGCCATATTGTTTGTTTTATAGAAAAAAAAATATACAAGTCCGATGAATAAACGAATAGATTCTATATTTCTATATTTATATTTATATTTTTAATTTTCGAGAGATAGAGAGAAAAATAATAATATATAAAAAATAATATTATATTAATATAATTATTATTATAATTAATTAATTCATTTCAATTCAATTAACATTCACATTTGTTTGTAAATATTGTATTCACATAGTATATATTTCATTCATTTCACATTTCATTTAATACAATTTAAAAACATCATGGATTTAACTTATAATTCTATTAGCGGTATGAATATCGACCCTACCGTCTATTTAAAAGAAGTAATAACAAAAAGTGGCAAACAACAAGACAGTGAACTACGAGCTGATACAAAAATATATTTACTCATCGCCCTTGTTGTTATTATTGTAATTTATGGAATACTTTTCGCAATTTTAGGCGGAGGGTCACAAACACAAGGTCAAGGTCAAGGCGAAACCAGTTCTGCTAGTAATATTGGTCTCAAATTTTTTGAAGTCATGTTATGGTCTGTTTTTATCGTTTTGATTTTATTAAACGGGTTTCAATATTTTTTTAATGTAAATTTAACAACTCGCTTTATTAATTTTTTTACAGAAAAGCCGAAACTTGAAATTGAAATGGATGTGCCTGAAGACGAACCGGTTCAGGAGTTGAAAATCAAAAAAGAAGTATTTAATATTCCCGACAACACGTACACATATGATGATGCAAAAGCGGTATGTGCTGCATATGGCGCAGAACTTGCAAATTATGACCAAGTTGAAAATGCATACAAATCTGGTGGTGAATGGTGTAACTATGGCTGGTCTGACAAACAAATGGCACTTTTCCCAACACAAAAAGAAACATGGGACAAGCTTCAAAAAATTAAAGGACACGAACACGATTGTGGTCGACCGGGTATAAATGGGGGATTTATCGACAATAAAAATATTCAATTTGGTGTCAACTGTTACGGTTATAAACCGGTCATTACTGCCGCTGAAACGGATAAAATGCAACATGCACCCATATTCCCTCAAAGCATGAAAGATATCGAACACCAAAAACGAGTGGACTACTGGAAAAAACGAATTCCTGAAATTATGCTTTCACCCTTCAGTCGATCCAATTGGTCCATCATTTAATTTAGTTTAACTGTATTGCTTTACTCGTTTTATTTAGTTTCGTCGTTTACTTCTCGTTTTTCTTTTTTGAAAAATCTTTTCAATATGTTTTCCGAAATGTTGTTTTTTAGTTGTGTTTGTTTTCCGTAATGGCAGTGGCATTATTTCTTTTATCGTGACAGACTCTGGTTCAAGTCTGGATACACTTTTTATGAGAGAGTCATACAATTCATCCTCAATTTCATTGGAAAAAATTTTAATTGGATCTTCTGAATATTCATTTGCGGATATAACTCCAACTCCGGATGGCATAATAACAAGTTCAATATTTTCACCACCATCATTGTTGCCATTATCATCATCGTCATCTGTCATAATGCTGGCGTACACGAGTTTTTGATTTGGTTCCGAATTTTTACCATTATTTTTATAATGCGCTTCTTTGTCATATGCTTTATGTATATGACCATGACCATGACCGTGACCATGACCATTATCATGTTGACGATCATAATGATGAAGATTTTGTAGTAACAATAATCCAACCGGAATACCTGAATCTTCATTAAATATATTTAGTCCACCACCTCCTTCTTGTGTTTGTATATTTTTTCCTTTTTTTTTTGACTTCCCATTTAGAATTTTATTTATTCTATATCCACCACTGGAAATATTATTTCCATTGATCGTATATACTAAATCCTTTGCTGCATGAAATGCCATATTTATGTTTTTATTTATTTTAAATATTTAAATATATAATAATAAACAATACCAACTAACTGATTATAATAATATTATTTATATTTATTTAATATTTTATTATTTGAGATTTATATTATTCAAATTAAACCAATTTCAAATAAATTATTTTTATTTTTATTTAGAAATAATTTATTATCAGAGTATTATATCAAAAATATATTTTTTCGCTTTAAATGCAATATAATAATTATAACAATCCGCGCAATCCGTGCAATCCGTGCAATCCATACAATCCATATAATCCATACAATCCATATTTATGTAATAATATTCAAGACAATCCAAATGTTGCAACTGCTCCACCTTTAGATGAAGCCAACTATAGACCCCAAACACCTGAGATACATCGAATGCCTCAAAATTATATGCATACGAATGTTCAGCAACCATGTCCAGTATATCCTTATCCTTATCCCGACGGTTGTTACACGACGACACCCACAGCGTCAGTTGAACAATACAATCGAGTAACTCAGATGCGTAAAAAACAAGAAGACGATTGTCTTTGTGTTGGATTATTGTCTGTATTGTGTTGTTGTTTTTTATAAAATTTTATTATTACATTTATTACTACGTTTATTACATTTTAATTGTTGTTATAATATCGTTTTATTTCTGAATTTATTTTAATCTCTCGTTTATCTTTCATATACTTTAAAATATGTTGAACTTGAGATTTATTGGGAATCAAATCATTCAAACATTGTTCAATAAAGGTTAGAGAGATCGGATTCGTCGTTTTTGTCTCTACAAAACGCAACCTTCCATCCGGCAACGAGAGAGATGTATTCAATAGCTTTTTATTCACGGTTGTCATAATTGATGACTCCAAATCATTTTTTAGTTCTCTCGATGACTTTAATTCCGCATTTATTTTTTTAATCTTATTATCTACCTCGACCCATTTTTGAATCTGTTTATCAAATAGCGCCGACGAGGATGCGGGAGTCATGTTTGGATTCATTGCGTTTCACGTTTTTATTTTGGTTTTGATTTTGATTTTTAGAGAGATAGAGAGAATAATTAAATAATAAACAACAAATAATAAAAAATAAAATATATAATATGTGGAATATATTTTATTCACGAAAAATCCTAAATTTATAAATTTGAATTAGAATTAGTATTGGATTAAATCTTTATCCATGCATTACAGATTGATATAACCACGGCAACGCTTCGCGAGCCGGAATGCTTACAAGCGTTAAAGCGCACAAAATAAAATTTGAACCCAAGCATCGATCTCCTTCAGAAACCGCCGAATTAATAAACCGTTCAATCACAGTTAAATTAATATTGATAATGTTTTCGGGTGACAAGTAAATGTAAAATTGATGCGTAACCCAACCCAATACATAGTGAGGAAATGGGTCGCCGTAAGGCGGATAAATGGTCCTTCGCGCTTGCGGAGAAAGTTCCGCCCTATAATTCCAAATATCAATCAGCTCTCGCAAAAAGGTAATATGCTGTTCGTATGTTAGCGCAACAAACCATTCAGGATCAGAGTAATGTCCGAGTGCGTTTATGGTTTGAAATAGTCGCAGCACGTGCTGTCGAAACCTTTGGTGCGGTGTAAGAACGTCTTGAGGAAGAGCTATATTCATTCGATTACCGCCTCCTACATTTGCATTGTTATTATTATTATTATTATTATTATTATTATTATTATCATTATTTTCTGCAACGTAGTTATTATTGTCATACTCATAATTGTTAATATTATTATTATCAAAAAGTATATTATTATTGTTATTCTTATTCATCATTTGATTTTTTGTCATTTTCTTATTTTTTAGAACGCGCTTCCTACTTAAGATTCGATCCAGTTTAATTATTTTTAAAATGTCGCGTACAACATTATGAGGAATCTTGTTTCTATTATATGGATTATTGGATTCATTCCATATAATCCGACCATTCAATGCGTATTCATTTTCTACCCCATTATCACTGAGTATCAAATTATAAATCGATGCAATGTCGAAACCATAATAACATGACTTCGGTTTTACTTTGTCATCATCGCACCACCTACATTTATCATTATCAACTTTTACTTCTTCATAACTGAAAAACTGATGATTGGGAATGTCGCGTATCGGGTCAAGCGAATAAAAATCAGTTTCATTGATACAAATCTCTCTATCATTTAGAGCAGGACCTCTTAATTTATTCAATTTTCGACGCAAAAAACGATTGAATTTTAGTTGGATTTTTATACAATGAAATGTATGATGATAAAAATTGTAGACGCTTTGCCTTAATTCGCCCTTTGTTCCGGTTATTTTTATTTTCTTATAATCAAATTCTCTCTGAATAATTGCGCACATTTCTTTTAGCTCTACCGCTTTGTAATCTGCGATTTTTTCATCTTCCAATACTTTATAATTGTGGAATGAAATTTCATTCGGTGTCGGTTTTTCTAATTTCGAAGTTTTTTTAGTTTTTTTTATAATGAGTTCTTTATTAAATTCAATGTCTTCTATTTTTATGTTTGAATTTGTGTCATATTTTGGCTTTTTTATTATAACTTTTCTTACTTTTTTTGTTTGAACTATTGGTTGAGGTTCTGATGGTTCTGACATTTTTATAATCAAATAAATGATAAATGATTAAAAATAATATATATTATATACAAAATTCGTTTCGTAAATCTACATTATATATATATTATTTTTCTATATCGATTCAACAATTTGTTTTTTATAATAATACAGTACAGTAAATAAATAAAGTAATCATGTGCAAAACACATTAAAAACTGAAAAATGTAATAGTAACCGAACCATTTGTACCAGGATTTGCACCTGTTCCTCCAGCAGAACCTGCGCCAGCATTTCCAGTAACCGATCCTACAAATGATACTAATGTCGTTGTAGATGAACCCGGAACTCCAGAATAAAATCCAGAACCACCGCCCCCACCAGTTCCATTATTTTGACCAGACCCAGCTCCACCTCCCCAATATCCTCCTCCTCCAGCCCCACCCCCACCTCCATCACCCGAACTACATGGACTACCACCAACTAACTGAGCACCAGGTTGTGAACCAGGAGTTCCAACCGTTGATCCTCCAGCTCCACCAGACGTTAATGTACCGCCACCACCACCAAACCAACTGCTAAATCCTGCCGCAGTTCCTCCATTTGACTGTCCAGAAGCTCCACCACCACCAACTGCTCCAGGATGAATTGTATCATCATAAGCACCACCACCTCCTCCTCCTGCAATCATTATTGGACCAGAACCCGAACCTGTATTTATTGTTGTATTTATACCTGGAATTTGTGTTGCATTACTACCAAGTCCGGTAGATGTTTCATACCCTAATGTTATACTATTTAAAAATAATCCTGTTAAACCACCACCTTCACCACCAAACCCTTGTGTACCCGCTAATCCACCACCTCCAATACCAGATGTCGGTGGTCCGGTTGACGGACCTGCGCCAGCACCACGCGAAAGTCCTCCTTGACCTATAACCAAGTAATAAGTATTGGTTGGTAGTAAATAAAATGTTCCTACAGTTGCACCTCCAGCACCACCACTAGAACCACCTACTTGTGAACCTCCGCCACCAGCACCATTCAATGTAAATGTTAGCGCAACTGGTCCAGTAACCAAAATTGTGTAATAATACGGTGATGTATTTGTAAATGATGGCGTTATACTAAATGAACCTCCAGTTATGGAATATGTTGTACTCGATCCACTTGGATTTATTAATATAAGATTTGGATAAATTTGATAACTAAACCAACTTGTTCCATTGTAAAACTCAGGAAATCCGGTACTGGTATTATAACGCATCATTCCAGTAACTGCTGCCGGACCTGTTGTTCCCGGGCGCTGAGCTGTTGTACCTACCGGCATCATGAAATAATTATAAACTACCTCTTTTGTAGTTTCGTCATAATTCAAAAAATTATTATAGCTCGTGTTGGGATTGCGAATCGGGGCGACAAAACATGTTCCGGTTGTTCCAGTGTTCACAGCAGAACCAGAAGCATTGATGATGATAGAGTTTGCGCGCTGACCAGTATTGCCAGCGCGATATCCAATTGCAATTGCGCCTGCACCTTGTCCAGTTTGTCCAGCTTCTTGGCCTATCGCAATCGCATTTAATCCTTGTCCTGTTCCAGTTTGGCCCGCATTTCGACCCAATGTTATATTAGTGCTTCCAACATTCCATGCCGCTGGACTTGCACTTGCATTCCAATACAAGTAATCTCCAGTGAATGTTCCCGTAGGCCCAAATGTTCCAGTTGGCCCCGTAAAACCAGTTGGTCCAGTTGGTCCAGTTACACCTGTTGCTCCCATTACTCCTGTTGCTCCCATTATTCCTGTTGCTCCTGTAGCGCCTGTTGCACCTGTTGCGCCGGTTTGCCCAGTAAAACCCGTTGCCCCTGTTGGCCCTGTTTCACCCGTTGCCCCTGTTGGCCCTGTTGCTCCTGTAGCGCCTGTTGCGCCTGTTGCGCCTGTTACACCTGTTGCTCCCATTACTCCTGTAGCGCCTGTAGCGCCTGTTGCGCCTGTTGCGCCTGTTACACCTGTTGGTCCAAGTTGCGTATTCATCACTTGTGTAACTGTTAAAATAACGGAAGGAATTGCAGGAGAAGAGGGAGGACCGAGTGCCGCCGGTGCCATCAATAATTGAACATTTAAATCTGTAGTATACCATGCAATCTGAACATAATCGTTTGCCGCCATACTTAACACAAAGTTCCACGCCGGTACTTCCAAATTAGAACTTGAAGAACCACTTACTGCAACTTTAGTATCGGTATATGGTACATTCGTTCCATTTTTTACCAACCATATATTTACTATACTTGAACCACCTCCGAGAACTTTTTCAAGTTGTGCTGAAAATTGAACATTGTATACGCCCGCAAACTGTGTAACAATATGAGTTGGATTTCCAGATGCATCATTTTGAATAATTACACCGTTATTTTCTGTAGTTTGATTTAATTTCATGTAAACTGCAGTGGTACCAGTGACACCAGTATTTGTTTGTGTAGTTGTATCATAAAACGAGCCATAATATCCAAGAGCTCCGCCTGCACCCGTTGGTCCGGCAATACCAGTTGGACCCGTTGCACCAGTTTGTCCAGTTGGACCAGTTTGTCCAGTTGGACCCGTTGTTCCAGTACCAGTTGGACCCGTTGCACCCGTTGGTCCGATGTGACCCGTTTCACCAGTTGGTCCTGTTGCACCCGTGGGTCCCGTTTCACCAGTTGGTCCTTGAATGCCGGTTGGCCCAGTGGCACCTGTAGCACCTGTTGGTCCAGTTGGTAATGTTGCCCACTCCACGCCAAGAGGAGCAGAGGAATTTGTTGTTAGAACCAACCCATTCGCACCTACTACTAGTTCTTCTGTATTCATACCATTTCCGACCAACATACTTCCCAGCGTTATTGCTCCTTTAATTTGAAGACTGTCTCCAGTGTCACCAATTTGAAGTGATGTAAAATTACCTTGATAAACTTTTCCTGTTTCAACACTCACAGCACCAATATTATCAAAATCGGTTGCCGATTGATTGCCTGCCGAATTTCCTACTGCAAGAACCTGTTGTAGATTTTGACTGGCACCTGGACCCGTCGGACCTTGCGCGCCCGTATGACCGGTTGGACCTGTATGACCGGTTGGGCCCGTATGACCGGTTGGACCCGTATGACCAGTTGGACCTGTTGGACCCGTATGACCAGTTGGACCAGTTGGGCCTGTTTCACCGGTTGCACCGGTTGCACCTGTTGGACCCGTATGACCGGTTGGACCAGTTGGGCCTGTTTCGCCGGTTGCACCGGTTGCACCTGTTGGACCCGTATGACCGGTTGGACCAGTTGGGCCTGTTTC